ATAAATTGGTGTAGGATATGCTCCTGGAGCACTAGGTTGAGCTACCATATCTACTGTGATAATCTCAAAATCTGATACTTCACCGGAACCGTCCTCACGAACATTCCCGGATCCGCGACTGGAAACTCCTAACTTAACTCCGCTTTCTAGCATTGTACGGATTAGTTGTCCCATTGGTGTAGGTAAAATTTTCATCTTACCATAACCGTTTGGACCGTCCATCCACATATTAACTATCATGTGTGATACACGATCCAAGTTGATTTTTAGGTCGTCTGGATGATCCACCTCTCCAAGTACGCTATAACCATTTTGAATCTGATCGTTCAGAGTCTTAACAGCCTTGCTAATCTCGCTCACAGGATATACTCTCTGGTTAGCGTTACGGATACCGCCCTGTATACAAATACCACTTAGATACAGACTTTTTCCGTCTTTCTCATCACTTTCGATGAGTATTTTAGCTTGGTCGAAACTTAAATTTTCGCGTAAGTGGAGCATCTATTTGCCCTAATTAACGAACACGCTTGCCACCGATTAAGCTTGACTTGTCAACGCTTCCGGTGTTCTTTTCGCCAGTACCTGCGCCTACTAGGCCGCCTTCTGCTGGTCCTTTCTTCTCTGGTCCATGTCCAGGCTCTTTCTTCTTAAACGCTGTTTTACCAGCATTTCCGCCTACTACGTTGATGTTACCAGTGTTCATATCTTGTGTTTTTGGACTTGCTAAACCACCTTGTGTTCCGCCAGTTCCGCCTTGACCGCCACGAGCGATATTAGCAGTTGTTCCACCCATATTGTTTGGACCAGCTACTGGACTTTTAGTGTTAGCACCATTGTCACCATGCTTTGGCATAGCTACTTTTTCCAATGTTGAACCTTCGAAAACACCGTGATGTACGTGATGAACTACTTTACCACTGCCTTCCATCTCTGGTTCAGCATCCATAGAATCCATTCCATCCATGTTGGTTTCCATTTCCATCTCGTCGTCACCCATGTCGTCCATGCCGCCCATGTGATCTTCGCCTTCTTCGCCGGCCATTAGTTGTTCAAATTCTGCTTTTAATTCTTCTAGAGCATCTTCTAGATCCATAACACGATCTTCGATGTCTTCGTCACCTTCGTCTTCGCTATCGTTGTCTTCAGCGTCATCAACAAAGTCGTCGCCTGCGTCGCCTCCGAAGTCGTCGTCACTACCTTCTTCTTCCTCTTCGCCTTCTTCTTCCTCTTCTTCCTCTTCGCCTTCTTCTTCTTCTTCGGCGCCGAAGTCGCTTTCTAATAATTCTTCGTAAATTTCACGAGATTTTGCTACTACGATGTTATGAAAAATCTCTTCTGCTTTTTCTTGATCTTCATTGATCAAAGCCTCAAGCATGGCTTCAAATTGTGCGCGATCAGTCATTGTTTATTCTCCTGTGATATGATACAAGGCTGTAAGATATTTACTATTAACCGATGAAAAGTACCTGAATATGCCGTAAAAACGACATATTTTTTTGAAATTTAAAATTAAACAGCACCGACGGGTGCAGGTGGAGGTGTGAAATACATATTATGGATAAAGTCGAGCTCCTGTTCTTGTTCCAAAATATGAGCTTCGCTGGCTTTGCGTAGCTCGTTTATCTGTTGTAAACTAAGTCTAGTTTTACGTGTATCTGTATTCGAAATTATAGAGTTATCGCGCTGAGGTTCGTATCGCAAATCATTTGCTACACGTCTAGTATCCTGATCAATATAAAATAATTCTCTAAGTATCATATCAATATTTATACAACTGGAGCAGTTGGAGCACCCATTGGCACTGCAGGAGCAGCACCTGCACCCATTTCTCCGGTATCTACTTGATCTTCCATGCCTTCTGGTGCCGATAGATCTTCTGTATCGGTTATATCGCTTTCAAGACCCGCTGCGCTAATACCTGCACTTCTAAGTTCTCCACTGGCATCTGTGTGTGTTGGGATACCTTTTCCGGATTCCTCACTCCACATGCGTTCGTTTTCTGCAACTTCCTCGTCTGTTAGGCCTAAAAAGCGTTTTAATGCAAAACGTTTTGACATATATGGAACTGCTTGAATTGTGTTGAAAGTATTAATTCTTTCTGCATCTAGGCTAGCTTGACGACTGCTAGCAAAGTTTAATGGAGGATTAAAGCGTAATTCAAATAGACTTGAATCTAAATTAAGTCCTTTACCATAGAGATACATTTTAAATTCTTGGTCAAATACTTCAGTTAGTAGATTCTGTAACCGTTCGCAGTACTTGTTAAAACGCAGTTCTTGAATATAAGCTGTTCCAACACGACCGTCATTATATGATGATTGGCTATCATCTGCACCTGTTGGCAGATAGCTGCTAGGAATACGTAAACCACGGAATAATTTGTTAGTAAAAAACTTTAAATCATCAATTTCGCCAAGATTAGTACCGCCAGGCAATGTGTCAACTTTACTGCCACGACCTTCTGCTGTAGTAGGGAAAAAGTAATCTTCGTTGATACTTAATGGATTATATGCACTGTCAATAACGTTTTGTCCGCCGCCAGTTTGACTAGGAATTCTACGCTGATGTATCTCATTCTTAACACGTTCCACAAAGGCCATGGCCATGTGTGCGGGCATATTACCTACATCAATATGGAACACTCTACGCTCTGGAGCACGTTGAATACGATAGATAATGATAGCATCTTCAAGCAGTTCTTTCTGCTTGTAAGTTTTAAAAATATCTTCTAATAAACTGTTGCCAAAAGGATATAAGTTGTCTAAACCTTCGCTTAAACTTAGGTGTATAATATGTTTGGCATCGATTGCATGTTCTGTTTGGCCCAATGTAAATCGTCCGCTAGATCCAGACTGAGGAAATGCAAAACTGCTTGAACCTGTATTTGTTCCTGAAAATCCAGCACCAGCACCACTGCTGCCCATCATCTCTTTTGGCTTTAGATTTGGTGTAATCATCGTAGCAACTAAACTATGAAAGTTTGGTGCTAGATCTTTAATTACATATTGCTCTGGACGTTTGCCATCACTTTCATTAACAATAACTTTTGTAACTTTGCTAGGATCGACATACATCCATTTTTGAGTTTCAGGATCTCGAATAAAAAATGCATCTCCATATTTAAAAGCATTTCTGAAGATGCGAAATATGCGTGTATCAAACTTTTGTAGTTTGTTCCACTGTTGTAAGTATTCGCCTAATATACGAATTTCACTATTAGTTGCTTTGTGTCTCCAATGGACACTAAAGGCAGTTTTGCCATCTTTATTCTTTTGTGTGCAAAATTCAGCTAAGATGTCTAATGCTGCATTAACTTCTGGATCGCTGTCCATTGTTTCATACTGCATGTATCTTTCAATTCGATTAGGAGCACCAGCATATACATCCGGCAGATAACTTGAATAGTTTGACTTAGCAGGACCTGGCTTGCTAGTATTAGCATAGCCACTAATTGGGCTTACATTGCTAGTTTTTACTGGTGAAAAGTATTTTTTCCAAGACATTGATTAAATTATCCTTACATGCCAGTACGACTATTTGAAACTCCAGATGCAACATGTTTTAATTGAGTAACTTGTTTATCTGCAATATTTACTAACTGGCCCATGTATGTACTTATCTGCATCATGTGTTGTTTCAAGTCATTAAGGCCGCTATTATTGTCAACTGCGGGCATTTGAATAGTTGGCGCAGGTAACGTAGGCATCGCTGTTTGAGCTGACGATATTTTGGTAGCAAACGTTTCCATCATAGGCATAAACTGACTCATTGCCGAATTCATTTGTCCTTTAATTTGATTAATATTGATATTCTTACTTGAATCAAATATTTGAGAAAATTGATCCTTAGTTAGTACAGTTTCGCCTTTATGAACTTTGCCAAAAAAATCATCGGGTTCAAACAGTTGCCCTGTCATACCTAATGTACCAAGTGCTCTTTCTTGTTTTCCAACATTCCGTGTAACAACTCCTGATCTCTCCTTGGGCGGCACTGCAGCTTTAGGAGCGCCAGGTGTCTCTCCACTAAGTCCTTTATAAATTTCAGACCAGATGCTTCCTTGCTCTGACATTATGCTCTTGTTAGTATCTAATATTTTTTTCAAATCTGCTTGATGATCTCCGGCAAATTTATTAAACTGTTTAAACATAGTGTTAAATTCTACACCTGTATCATAAATTATGTTTTTAGATGCATTAAGTGTACGTTGTAAAGCAGCATTAGGATCTTCTAATGCTGCTTTTTTCTGCTCAGCAGTTGCTTTTTCTCTCGCTATTCGAGCTTCTTCAGTTGTTTTTATTTCGCCTTGTCTAGCTGCAGTTATTTGATCATTTAATGCTAAGTTCTTAGTCATACTTTCATTGTACATTTTAAGAATAGCATTACGTTGCTCCTGAGGCATACCTGCATCACCTCTTGATGCTTGCTGAACTAGTCTTAAAAATTCAGGATTAGTTATTTGTTTATTGTATTCTTCGGTAAACTTAGCTTTGGCTTCTTCGACCCCTACTCCTGATTTAACTGCGGCACTGTATTCTTGCAATGCAATCCCAGCAGGACCTAACGCTGTAACTAACTGTGCATCCATTTGATTTGTAATAGCACCGCCAGTTTCTTGTAAATGCAAACCAAGATCTGTTATAGATTCTCCAAACTGACTCATGTTTGCCATGCTTTGTATTGCTCGCTGTTGTTGATCTTTATCTAATCCTGCTAAGTAGGCACTTACGTCGGCTTTTGCCAGCTCCTTCTTCAATCCTTCTTCAACTTGTTTCCTACTCATACCTGTTGCTCGGGACAGGTCGTCGATTTGTGTAGTAAGCATACCAGCCGATTCTATAAGAGCATTTTGTCCTACTGTTGTTCTAGCATCGGCTGCTCGCATACCCATTGTTGAAATTAACAGTGCGCTGTTTAAATCTTCTGCTGATCCGCCAGCAAGTAAAAATTGATTTCCTAAATCTGATGTTTGAACATTACGAGATAATTCTAAAAATCGTTTTGAACTATCGGATGCAGTTAGTCCTAGCCCTTGAAGTTGTATAGAATTTTCTTTATTAAATCTAACATAATCGTCCATGGTCATACGAGCACCACTGACAGAAGTTGCAAAGTCTCCTAAATTGCCACCAAAGTATGCTCCTTGATCTGCAGCTTTACTCAACGAATCATTATAGAGATTAATTACTCCGCCACCTTTTTCCAACGCATTGGCAAAAACTCCGCCTACTACTGGGATTGCACGTAACGGTTCTGCGACTAGAGAAACAGCATCATTCAGATTGAACGTGCCAATTGTTAATTTTTGAAAAGCACCTGTTAAAGCATTAGCTGTACTTGTTACGGGTTTAAATAAATCGTCAATAAATCCAGTAACGCCACCGCCGGAACTTCTACCGCCGCCGGAGCTGCTGCCACCGGACGAACCGGATCGCGATTGATCTCTCAAAACTTGTGTTAGTTCTCGTACTTCATCTTCAAGTGCCATATTTTTTAACCTGTAAAAGTAGCATATAAATAGATACCTATATATTTATCCGGAGATAAAATGGCTATAAATCCCTTACAAAAGTACTTTCGTCAACCAAAAGTCTATATCAGTTTACCTAGTAAAGGTGTGTATTACTCTGCAGGAAATTTACAAGGTAACATTGAACAGATACCAGTATACGGTATGACAGGCATGGACGAAATTATGGCTAGAACTCCGGATGCATTATTATCAGGAGAAAGTACAATTAAGATTGTAGAGAGCTGTTGCCCTACTATTAAAAATGCTTGGGAAATTGTAACTATTGACTTAGAAACTATACTAACTGCTATTAGAATTGCAACGTATGGTAACTTGTATGGAGTAGAAACAAAATGTCTACAGTGCGGTGAAGAACACGCTTACGACATCGACTTAAATCAATTTATAGATCATTATAAGAATTGTACTTACGAAAATAAAGTAGTGCTAAAAGACTACACTATCAACTTACGCCCTATTACGTATAAAGAAACGTCGGAGTTTTCAATAAAAAACTTTGAGATACAACAAAAGTTTAAGCAAGTTAATCAGATGCCCGAAGGCGATGAGAAAAAACTTATAAGTGATCAGCTGTTTAAAGATATTGTACAACTACAAAAAGAAATCTTCAGCGCAGGAATTGAATCAGTTGAAGCAGGTTCCCAGACAGTTAATGAACGTTCTTATATTAACGAATGGTTAGACAACTGTGAAAAATCTGTATTCGATCATATCAAACGGCAATTGAATACAATTAATAAAGAATGGACACCGCCTGCTACAAAAGTAAAATGCACAGCATGTGGGCATGAACAAGAAGTGTCTGTTACATTGGATCAGTCTGATTTTTTCGTCTAAGCCTAATTAAATTAAACAACGAAGAAATTAGCGAGTATTTAATTAGGCTTGAACAGTTTATATCTAGATTCAAAGAAGAACTACTTAGAGTAAGCTGGTATATGAGGGGTTCAGTTACTTACGATCAAATGCTATATCAGTACAGTTATGATGATCGTGCAGCAATGTATGAAGTAATCAAAGAAAATATTGAAGCTACTAAAAACTCTGGAATGCCGTTAATTTAATTATTTCTGAACTAGTTGTCCAGTTTGCGGATCACGAGTATAGCCTGCAGGAGCTGGTTGTGATTTTCTATAAGCAGTCAATGCATTTTGATCAATTGGCTCATACCACTTTGTCGGCGTTGGAGCAGCTTTATCATATTGTTTCATAGCAGCAGGTGTACCACCATCAGGTCCTGTAGTACTAGTTGCTGCAATATCCTGTTGTGCTGTTGGGCTAGGTTTTGCAGATTGTTGTGTACCATTAGCTGTGCCAGTAGTTGCTGCAGTTGTACTAGTTGTATCAGGAGTTTGATTTGATTGTCCAATTATTGAATCAATTATTCCGCCAGCAGCACGGATTGCTGCTGCTTCGATAGTCTGTACATAATCTGTTACATTAGGAAAATACTGTTGTAGCCAAGTAAACAGCATAAATCTTGCGATTGTTTCAGATCCCTTGTCAGTTGCTGCCCATGCCATAAATGTAGCTTGTCCTACAGTAGCAACTTTTTGTAGAAATGCATCTAACCCAGGAAAATTTTTAGATATAATTTTCCAGCTGGCAAATGATCTTATTAGTTTATTACCTATTAACACACCTGCTATTCTGCTTACGCACCAAGAAGTTTCTTGTTTATACAGTGCATTATATTCATCTTGTGTGATTGTTCCGCTTTTTAGTGCTGCTTCGCCTTTGCGCAAATTAACCACACACTCGTATACCGGTTGTCCAACATCCCATAGACCCAATGCACCCCACACAACTGATCCTGCTTTGTTCATGACGTTCCATGCTGTTCCAACTGGAGCAACAATACGAGCAATCTTATCTTTAATTGCTTGTACGCCACCTTTAATTGCAGATATTTGATCCTGTCGTATTAATTTTTCTGCTTCTTTTCTAGCACTTTTAATAATATCTTTCCATTCGGGATTATTAACAGTGAAATGTCTACGAGCTTCGACTTTACCAACGGCAGCTTCTAGTTGTGCTAGTACTGCTTTACGATTTATCGAAGTACCTGCCTTACTTGCACGAACCATTTCTTGTGCAAAAAGATCTATAAGTTTTTGCTTAGTCGCAATTCCTCCTATAGATTTAGCACCATATGCTAAAGCTTTACCAATTAGTCCTTCTTCATGAAGATGTTGGTTAGGTGTAATTATGTCAAGTATTCGCATGATGCTTTCTAGGTTAGTATGATATTTATTATTCTTTTAAGATGAACTACGTTCATCTGCTCTTCGCTCACGCTCGAGCATTTCTTCTTTTTAATATTATTGAACTATTATAATGCGAAGCATTTTAAATATTATCCAGATTGTTCAGTCACACTTAGCCCAGGGCGGGCTAAGAACATTATCCGAGTTGCACAATGTCACACAGCGTTATGGCATTACAGAGGCGGTCAGCCTGTACCTCGAGCCACGTCTTTCCTGACGGCGGTTTACAAACATACGCTATCATGCTTGTAAACGTAGGGTTTTCTCCCTTCATTTTGCCTTTAAATCCGTTTCAAATAACCAAACAGCAGGGCTTACAAAGCTGTCATCATCCATTTTGGGTAGTGGTTAAGCACTCTTGCGGCAGAGATTTATGTCCGAGTGACTCGTGGTCCTCTTGTCATATGCGCACGAAATAAGCCTGCGCTAGCCAAAAACCGCTTTATTTTGCCTGTTTATCTTGAGATTTGCGTATATGTGAACCATGCACACGCACTTGAATATGCCCGTTATAATAGTCATTTGACTCTAGAACACGGCGAGAAAACTGCTCTCGTGCTTCGATATAGCTAGCTTCTGGCTTACTGGAACAGTAAAAAAGTATCTCTCTTTTAAAGTTTTCTGGTCCTAATTCTACGACATCTTTGTTTAATTCTATATTAGAACCGTAGTATTCGCGCCAATCGCTGTCTATTTTTGACTTTATCTTTTGCCTTTTTTTGTTGCCATTCTTGAATTTAACTACTTTGTAAGTAGTTTTGCTGAATTTTGCCAGCTTTTTGCCTATATACATGCGTCCTGTAGTAAGATTAGTAATAAGATATACAAATCCTACGCAATCTTCAGGTAGATTTTCTATTATTTCGTTTTGATAATACCAGGACATCTACTGTTTATCATTGGATGTCCTTGCCTTTGCTTCCTTCTGAGCCTTTCGTTCTGCCTTTTGATCTTCCCAAACTTCGTCTTTCCAATTACGCCATTCTTGTAGTGCAGCCCTGCGCTGTCTTGCAACGATACGTATGTCCGCTAACAGATTGCGTGTGTTGATACATGCCCTTTTAGTGCCGGTATTTACTAGGCGCTGATTCTCTTCAAAATATTTTCTGAAGAGGCGCATTAGTTCAGCATGTAGTTCTTCGTCCGGCTGCATTAATTTGAAACCTCTACGTCATTTGCATAGCTAGTAAATCCGTTTTCTTTAATTACTTTAAGAACATTACTGACTCTGCCGACAAGTTCGTCCTTGTGGCTGATTAAGTATACATTCTTGTTACGTTCTCTAGCAAATTTCTTTAGTACTGACAGTGCGTTCTCTACTCCTGCAGCATCAAGTCCGTTATCAATTAGCTCGTCAATGAATAGCAAGTTACAACTTTGATATAAACTTTCCCACACATCTCTAAATGCCCACGACAATCCTAAGATTAATCTATTGCGCTCACCTCGTGATAAGTTATCAAAGTCTAAGTCTTGTCCTAACTGAGTAATCTCTACAGTTAAATCGTTTTGGAATGTTACAAGATGAGGTAGACCCATTTTATCTAAGTAATGACTTAGTCTGTTATTCAGATAAGCTAAATTTTGATCAATAATCTTCTTGCGAATAAAACTGTCTTTGTTTGTTAACAGTTTTAGTAAGAACTCTTGATGATTCTTAAGTTCTGTTGCATTGTTAACAGTGTTCCATGATATTTCCTGCATGGCAGTATTGTTTAATTCATCGATCTGTTCTTGATACGGATCAACTTCTTCTGATCGTGTGATTAATTGTGTTTCAAGCGTTTTCAAATTGTTCTGATGTTTTAGTGCCTGCTCGACAGTATCATAATATGTGTCAGGGCGTGTGCCTAATTCACCTACTGCGGCAATCTCATCATTGACACGAGCATAATCCGCAGTTAGTTTCTGTAGATATGTATGAGCATCGCCTAGATTTTTTGCAGAAGTAGCTCGCATTTCTTCGTGCTTGTGATCCTGGAGCTCTTGTTCGCAAGCAGGGCACTTATTTTTTTCAAGCTGATTGTCTTCAGCAGTATATTTTTTAACTGTTTTATCTGCTTGAATAATTGCACTCTCCAGTGTAGCACGTTCTTTCATCAAGCTAGTATGTTTAGTTTTGCTTTCTAAGTGAGCTTTTAGTTCAGCATGTGCTATAATCTCTGCTTCTATGTCTACATTTTCTAATTCTACAATAGCTAGACCTATTTTTTCTAAGTCTGTTTTTTGTTGAGCATACCAAGCAGTTCGTCTTGAGTTTAGACCGTCAATGCTTTGCTGTATTTTTTCGTTACTGCGTTTTGCTGCTTCTATGTTTGCAGTCTCTTGTGTAATAACATCTTTAGTTTGACGAATTAGCTCTTTAAGACGTTCTGCTTTGTCAGACAATTGCGTAATTCCTAGCAGTTGTTCAATGATAGTACGTTGATCCGCAGTTTTCATACTGAGGAATGGTTCAGTATATGTATTAAGTGCAACGATATGTTTAAACATATCATGACTCATACCAAGTAGCTCATCTAAATCCTTTTGTGTTTCTCTACTATCGCCTTGTGCATCATCAGTTTCGTCACTATCTTGTGCTTGATTATTAATAAAGAATTTTAGTACATTAGGTTTGCGACCTCGTTCTATACGATAGTCTACCCCATTCTTTTCAAAACTTAACGTAACTAACATATTCTTATTGTTAATTTTATTAATTAAGTTATCTTTTTTGATATTTGTAAGAGCATTGCCGTATAGTGCATAGCTCAAGGCATTAACAATAGTTGTTTTACCAGTACCGTTTCGACTGCCACTATCGTCGCCGCCTTGATCTAAGTTTTCACCTAGTACAAGCGTTAATTGTTGTTTGCTAAAGTCCACGGCTTGGGTCTGATTGCCTACGCTCATGAAGTTTTTTACTGTTAAATTCTTAATTCTGATCATAGACTATTATAAATTTCCAGCAGAGTGATTTTATTAAAAGCATCGGATTCGATAGAAGTGATTTGATTAGCTACAATTTCGTCTACGCTTTCAAATGCTTGTATTTCGAGGTTGGTATCTATTTGTGTTTCTTTGCGTTCAGCTATTAATGTAAGTTCTCTAATTGCATAATCTTGTAAAAACTTTTCTTTAATAAAACTTGCTTCTTCATAACTTACATCAATGTCCAATGCAACACGAAGATGTTGTTTAGGTTTAATGATAGATGCATTATCAATTAATTCACTTAATTTTGTTGTGCGGAATGTAGGTTGTTCCGGCCAAGTTAGATATTCTGGCTGTTTGCCCCATTCTAAAATCATCATCCCACGCTCGTCATCCCACGCATCTGCATAATTGTGAGGAAAAGCATTGCCAATATAGATCATATTGCCCTGCTGTTGACGTTTGTGGAAGTGTCCGCTGAATCCTAATTCATATTCTTTGAAGTTATCGAGTTGTATTTCACCATGATCTGGCATCTGTACCATAGCGTTCATAAAGAAGTTAGGCAGTTCAAAATGTCCAAAAATATATTTGCCGGTATGTTTTTTACCAATATGCTTCCATTCATCGCCGACTAACCAAGGACACATAGTGACTTCGCCGATAGTCACAGGTTCGTGAACTATAGTAATGCCCGGAATGTATTTGCCAAACTCTACACTATGGATATCACGTTTATCCTTATAGTACAAATCGTGATTTCCGGGAAAGAAGAAGAACTGATCAAATGCTTGACCTAGTTTTTCTAATGCCCGCAGGCTATAATCCATAGTTGTAATGTTGAGACTGTTGCGATTGTGATGCCAATCGCCCATAAACATTCCAGTATCGCAGCCAGCCTGTTTAGCTTCTGCAATATACCAGTCAACAAAGTCTAAACAGTCTTGATTATGTGTCTGGCTATTACTTTTCAAACCAAAGTGTATGTCTGTAAAACAAGCTACTTTTTTAAATAGACTCATTCGCTACTCTCGTCAAATCTTTTCATAGCAGCAGCATGTTCGCCGTCGCTTATTCGTGTGTAACTAGGATTCATGCCATTAATTTCTAAAATGTCATCTCGTATATTTTGATTGCGTTTTTCAATGTTAATTACTCGAACAAAACTATTAGTAACAGCAGCAGTGAAATAAGCAAAAGGGTTGTCTGATTTAGATTCATCGAATTGTAATCCTATTTGAGTGAGCTGTAAAATTGCTTGCCCTTTCATTTCGTCATTGTAAGTATATCCTCTTACATTACCTCTTGTAGCATACCGCTCACATAATTTAAGCATCATACGTGCTAGATTGTTTGTAATTTGTCCTTTATCTTTATCAAAATGACCTTTACCAACAGTGCCTTTCCAATGACTTTTACCAACACACTCTAGTTCATCTTCGTCGTTAAATTTCCAATGTTGAAACGGAGGAAAGTTTACTTTATCTCTATGATCTGCTGTAGTTTTTGGATTCTTTTTGCGAGTATTGTTTAATGGTATATGATCAAATGTCATAACTCTAAACACTAATTCTTGTTTAAGTATTTTCTTGTAGTCGACTTCGCAATCTGCTTGTTTAACCTTTTCTCCAGCAGCTTTTCTACGTGCATAATCCTGTTCACCTAGTCTTTTTGCTTTGTTGCGTTTAGCTTCTGCAATGGTTCTAATATTAATTTTTTCTATACTAGGCAAAATTATATCATATTGATGATATTCTGCTTTGGTAAAGCTGCAATATGAGCTTTTGGACTTATGTATTTCAGCTAGTAAGTCTTTATTGTTTAGATAATTTACTTTTACTGGTTGGGTTGGTGTCATGTGATATTCCTATATTGTAAAATTATAAACTACGCACTTAATAAAATCAAATAAATACTTGTCAAAGAGGACAAATATATGCCAGCATTACGTAATAACTCGTCATTTGGTAGTGGCGTAAGCTCGACAATTAATGCAACATCGAATATTATTAGCAGTGCGCAAACATCGTTCGCATCAGTTCGAAACTTGAGTAATGCGTTAACTGCAGACGGAAGCGATGTTGCTAGCGTTCTTAGAAGCTCAGCATTGCCAACAGCAGGCGAAGCAATTGGGGATTTAGGCAGTGCGTTTGCTAGTTTCCTGGGCGGAGACGCTGATCCTAATGATTGGAGAGTACGATTAAGCTTACCTACATGGCCTAGTTTTAGGGGAAGTCCTGTTCTTGCACCGTTAAAGGATGCAGGCGGTCTAATTTTCCCCTATACTCCAACAATCACTATGAAGTCTGGTGCTACGTATCAACCTCACCAACCCGTGCATACTAATTATCCTTTCCGGGCATATAAAAGTAGTAGTCCTGGTACAGTAGAAATTGTAGCCCCGATGAACGTAGAAGATCAAACACAAGCTTTATATTGGATAGCAGCAGTCCATTATCTTCGAAGTTTAAGTAAAATGTTCACAGGAGCCGATCCAAAGGCAGGAAATCCTCCTCCTATTGTCAGACTTAATGGTTACGGCCAATATGTTTTTAAAAATGTACCTGTGGTATTAACTAGTTTTAATTGCACACTTCCAAATGATTGTGATTATATTGGAGTAAATGTTCAAGGTAGTTTAGCTGGTGCAATAGCCGATGTTGCAGACTCGTTAAGTGGGTTATTAGGAGGCATCGGTGGAGTGCCGTCGTTAAAAGATTATGCAGGATTAGCTAATTCGGCAAGTAATATATTAGGTGCGGTTAGTTCTGTTGCTAGTGTAGCAGGAAGTTTAGGTATTACAGGATCGACCCCAGCAGGGTTTGCTTATGTTCCCACAAAAAGTCAGTTTACAATTTCACTAGAAGCAACATATAGTAGACAATCTGCTAGAAGCTTTAGTCTTGATAGATTTGTTACTGGCGGTTATGTTAGCGGTTCTACAGGGTATATTTAATTATGTCTGCAAAATATTCTAACACTAGTCCGTATTATCTGACTCCGATAAAAAATAATTTTAATTTAGATTTTTTACAAATTCGATCAGTCAGTGCAGAAGCCGATGATTTTTTATATACAATTGAACCTCAATATACTTATAGACCAGATCTATTAGCGTACGATTTGTATGGGCAAGCTGGTTTATGGTGGGTCTTTATTCAAAGAAATATGAATGTTTTAGAAGATCCTATTTTTGACTTTATACCAGGGGTACAGATTTATATTCCTAAAAATAGCAGTTTAAAAAAGGTGTTAGGATTATAAAATGGCACTACCAGGGTTAGACACGTCATTAACTAGTAACAATATAAGCTCAGGGAGTGCAACAGTCAATCCAGCTAATATTGTTAACTCAATCGGTGGAGTAATATCTACCGTTTCTAATATCTTAACAGCTAAAGATAAAACACTATCGTTGCCGTTGGCAAATCCTCTTGATGCTTATGCCACTTATGATTATATTTTTACATTAACCTCTATATCTGATGCTGATTTAAAAGACAATACATTTATGAAGGGCTATAATAAATTTCCTATTATAGCAAAAACAGCTAGTAGTGATCCTAATAATCGTGTGCAAACGGCATTTGGAAAACATGAATTCTATATAGATAATGTAACAATGACTAGTTCAGTCGGGTATACTGGCGGTAAAAATACTAATGTACACTTTTTTTCTTTTGAAGTAACAGAACCATATAGTATTGGGTTATTTGTTGTAGCCATGCAACAAGCAGCATTTAATCAAAATCATAAAAATTTTAAAGTTGCACCTTATGTATTAACAGTTGAATTTAGGGGTAATAAAGAAGACGGTGGCATGGAAATTGTTCCTAACTGTACACGACACATTCCGTTTACAGTGACTTCTGTAGATATCCAAGCAACAGAAGCTGGATCGAAGTATACAGTTAATTGCACTAGTATTTCAACTATGGCATTAACTGTTTTAAAACAAACTGTTCCTACAGATATTAATATATCAGGGAAAACTGTACAAGAAGTATTACAAAGCGGACCCTTAAGTTTACAGAATATTGTTAACACAACAAAAAAACAAAATGCAATTAAAGATCAGGTATCTGATCAAATTTTAATTTTATTTCCTACTGATATTTCGTCTTCGGCAGTTGATGCTAATAGTTCGAGTAATACTGCAACGGTAAACCCGACTACTAGTCAGTTACCTAATGCCTTAATTTCTAAATTTAATCTTACGGTTAGTACTGATAATGCACAAAATATTTTGTATTCATCATCAGATGTGAACGCCATTGGTCAAGCGTCGATGGGATTTAATAAAGAAAGAAAGGCAGATGCGCCAACAGCGGATTATAAAAAAGTATATGACAAAACAAAACAAGTAAATGTAAGATCTAGCATATCAGCCGACGATGGTACAAGTTCATTTAGATTCGCACAAAACATAGATATTCCGTCAATTATAAATGAAGTTATTTTGAATTCAACGTATGCTATTGATGCATTATCTCAAGATAAGATTGATGCGTTTGGTAATCGAACCTGGTGGAGAATAGATACTCAAGTTTTCAATATTGCATCGGCTAATGATACAAGTACAAATACAAAACCAACATTAACTGTTTACAGAGTTGTTCCTTATTTGGTACACACTTCGACATTAATGGCCAGTAATAGTCAGCCTATTGGATTGCCAAATTTAGCTGCACAAGTACCTAAAGTTTATCAATACATATATACAGGAAAAAACACTTCTGTTTTAAAATTTGATATTAAATTTAATTTTGCATTCACTTCGGTTTTTCAATTTGATGATTTTAATCGAAGCCAAGATTCTGTGACTGCAAAACAAACAGGAGATACTTCAAGTAGTAAACAAGCAAACGGCAGTGCTTCAAGTTCGCCTGACTCAGAGCCTTCGACAAATCCAGGCAGCTGGGGCGGCCCTGCAAGAATACGCATCGGTACAGATTCATCATCGGATAATAAAGGCGGCGGTGGCTCGGAAAATTCACAAGTTAGGATAGCTAGGACATTCTTCGATGCGTTAAACAATCCAAATGATATGTTAGGATTAGATTTAGAGATAATAGGAGATCCGTTTTGGATTATTCAGAGTGGTGTAGCTAATTATACAGCAAAACCAGGACCTTATATAAATGTAAATCAAGACGGTACAGTAAACTATCAAAACGGCGAAGTACACATTGGTGTAATTTTTAAAAGCCCGCTTGACATCAATCAGTCAACGGGTATGTATGACTTTGGTAAATCTTCAGACAAGTCGTCGTCGGTTATTGGATTTAACGGACTGTATAGGGTTATCAACGTTGAAAGTAGGTTTCAAAATGGAATGTTTACTCAAGTACTAAAAGGAAATCGATTGCCTAATCAAGAAAATAAAAATGTTGCAAAACCAAATCAAACTCTTAATACTAATCCTCCTCCGGCAACTATATGATTAATGTAAAAACAAATAATTATGTACCTTCGGGACAACCAGAATTAAGTCCGTTTCCAGTGTTGGCTAAAATTGTTAGCCACCTTGAGCCTAGTTACATGGGTAAATTAGAAGTTCAAATTTTACGTAATGTAAGTGGAGAATTATTAGACGGAATAACACACCCTGTGAGTATGGTTAGTCCGTTCTGGGGACAAACTAGTGTAGATTATAATACAAGTGATTCAGGATACGACTACACACAAAAGTCGTACGGCATGTGGATGATTCCGCCTGATGTTGGAACAGTTGGTATAGTAATATTCATTAATGGTAATGCTAAAAGAGGTTACTGGATAGGATTTGTTCCTGACGAGGGAGTAAATTTTATGACCCCAGGAATAGCAGCGACAGAGCTTACTAATCCTCAAATTTATAGAACCGACAAATTTGCTGGCACTAATGAAATACAAAGATTACCAGTAGCAGAATATAATAAACGTGCAGTACCACAAGGTACAACAATTTCCGATCCTACGACAGTTGCTAAACCAATACATCCGTTAGCACAAATTTTAACTGACCAAGGATTAGTATATGATGATACACGTGGCCTGACTAGTAGTTCATCTCGACGAGAATTACCGAGCATGGTGTTTGGTATTAGTACACCTGGACCAATTGATAAGAGAGAAAATGCACCGCGTGGAGATGTCGGTCCTCCAGGTGATAAAATTAATAAGCAAGTAAGTCGCCTTGGCGGGACAACATTTGTTATGGATGACGGTGATTCGGCATTTTTAAGAAAAGGTCCTGCATCAACAACGCCTCCTGAGTATGCAGCTATCGAGCAAGGCGACACTATACCTGATGATCCTACAATTCCACACAACGAATGTGTGAGAATACGTACTAGAACCGGCCATCAGATACTATTACATAATTCAGAAGATTTAATTTATATTGGTAATGCTAAGGGTACTACTTGGATAGAATTAACCAGTAATGGAAAAATTGACATCTATGCTAAAGACAGTATTAGTATTCACTCAGAACAAGATTTAAATTTCAGAGCAGATCGAGATATTAATTTAGAAGCCGGCAGAAATTTTAATGTACATGCAGCAGGAAACAAAACAGAAGAAATTAATGGAAATTTAAATTTAGTAGTTGCAAAAGATCAAAAAATTACAACACTTGGAAACCTTGATGTGTTGACACAAGGGCATACTTATATTACATCGGGCAGCAGAATTGATTTTCGAAGCTCAAAAATTTACGCTACTGCGGGAAGAATTTATTGGAATAGCAGTAGTTCGGCAAATCAAGCTACTCCTGCATCTACATTGTCTAAACATAAAATTCCAGATTCAGAAGGTGCTACCGCTTTGCTTTCTATAATGAATCGTGTGCCTTTACAAGAACCTTGGCCGCATCATGAAAATTTAAATCCTGCTATGTTTGTATCTAGTAAAACTGATCGAAATGAAGCGGACATTACAGTACCATCGATGTTTGGAAAATATACAACATCGGTGGATACATTCAGAAGAGATGCTGTAAAAAAATAAGGAAAAACAGTGAGCTCAAACGCAAAATTATACAACAAGATTGTTGTTCCATACAGTAATAGCTATAAAACAAATCCGGTACGAAGTCAAATGTACAAAGGATTTAGTACAATAAGTCCGGATACCAGGAATTTTAAACTTTTTGATTTTGAATTAATTAAACAGGATTTATTAAATCATTTTCATATAAGACAAGGCGAAAGATTAATGAATCCTCGCTTCGGCTGTGTTATCTGGGAACTATTATTCGAACCATTAACAGATGATTTAAAAAATACTATTCAGAGAAATGTTGAAGATATTATAAATTCTGATCCTAGAATAAAAGCGAATCAGGTAATAATTACATCTTATGAAACGGGAGTACAAATTGAGTGTGTTATTGAATATTTGCTTTACAATGTTCAAGAACAGATTCAACTTCAATTTGATCAAACAAATGGTCTGTTGACAGGATAAAATACGCAGATATTTCAAAAAATAAATAGTGATATAGAGATAAAAAATGACATCAACCTCAAGACAAAACAATCTATTAATTGCCCAAGATTGGACAAAGATTTATCAATCTTTCAGAAATGCTGATTTTCAAAGTTATGATTTTGAAAATCTTCGCCGCACAATGATCGATTATATTAGAACAAATTATCCAGAAGACTATAATGATTACATTGAAAGTTCGGAATATCTTGCCTTAATAGATTTGATAGCGTTCTTAGGTCAAAGTATTAGTTATCGCATTGATTTAAATGCTCGAGATAATTTTTTAGAGTTATCTGAAAGACGAGATAGCATCTTAAGACTTGCTAGATTAGTTGCCTATAATGCACAACGCAATAATGCTGCTAGTGGACTACTAAAATTTACTAGTGTTCAGACTACTGAAGATGTGTTAGATTCTAGTGGTCGTAATTTAAGTAATCAAACTATTGCATGGAATGACTCGAGCAATACCAATTGGTATGATCAGTTTATCAGTGTAATGAACGCTGCATTTCCTACAACTCAAAAATTTGGAAATCCATCTGATAGTGCAAACATCTATGGGGTGCCAACGCAACAGTATAGATTTAATAGCAAGATAGCTGGTATCCCTGTATTCAACTTTAGTAAGGTAGTTTCTGGACAATCGATGAATTTTGAGATTACTAGTACAACCTTTAGTAGTCAAAATTATATTTACGAAGAATCGCCTAAGATTGGAAATCCATTAGCATGTGTTTACAAAGACGACGGCAGGGGTGCCGGAAGTTCGTCAAACGGTTTCTTTCTACATTTCACACAGGGAACATTAAACCAAGGATCATTTACAATTGATCAGCCAAATAGTCACGAATCGGTCGATATTGATACACCAAACATTAACAATACCGATGTATGGTTATATAGTGTGAACAAGACAGGTGTTGAAAGTGACTTATGGACTCAAGTTCCTGCCCTTCAAGGCAATAATATTATCTATAATAGTATTAATCAGCAGATAAAAAATATTTATGCGGTAATTACACGAACTGGGGATACAGTCAGTTTGCAATTTAGTAATGGAATTTTTGGAAAACTTCCAGTTGGTACATTTAAAGTTTACTATAGAGTTAGTAATAATCTGGATTATACTATAAATCCTGCCGACCTTAGCAATATAACAATATCGTTTCCTTATACTAGTGCTACGAATCAATCAGAAACATTAACAATTAATTTAAGCCTTTCAAACTCCGTTAGTAATGCATCAGCATCGGAATCCAATGCCAGTATCCAAGCTAATGCTCCACAAAGTTATTATACACAAAATAGAATGATTACAGCAGAGGACTATAATATAAGTCCTTTGTCGGCCAGTACACAGGTTTTAAAAATACAAGCAGTTAATCGAGTTAGTAGCGGTATAAGCAGATATTTTGATTTAATTGATCCTAGTGGTCAATACAGTTCCACCACTTTATTCGGTAGCGATGGTATAGTTTATACAGAAAAATATCTGACTAAGTTATTATTCACGTATCTTACAAAAGTAGATATTCAAGGTACAATATACAATGATATCTTTACTATATTAAAAGATTCTAACTTAAGGAATTTTTATTATGGAAACTATCAAGTTTCGTTAACCGCAAGTTTAAACATTGCCTGGTATCAAAAAACTGCAGATAGAACAATGTCAACAGGTTATATAGGCGGCACTACTAATAGTATTCCAATCAAAGTAGGCGATTTTACTGCAACTAATCTTCAGTATCTTCAAGTTGGTGCGTTAGTTCAATTTACTGCACCGACTGGCTACTACTTTGACACAACTAATTATAATATTATTACAGCAGGTACGGCTACAGTGACTGGTGCAGTTCAGTCTATTTGGGCTGAATGTATAAATTTAACAGATGATGGCACAGCGTCGGGTACTGGATTATTATCTACAGGATTCGGTCCGATTGGTTTCAACAAAGAAATCCCAACAGGTGCCATTGTAACTGAGATTATTCCTACATGGAATACTACTATTGGTTCGTCAATAATTACAAAGATGGTCGATTTAATTTTTTCAAATCAACCATTTGGTCTTACGTACAATTCTTTAACACGAGCTTGGCAAATTATTTACGAAACTAATCTAAATGCTGCATCGTTGTTTTCTTTATCTAAACAAGGCGATACAACTAATACGCAAACAGATGCTAGCTGGCTATTATTGTTTACTACAGATAATGTGACATATACAGTAAGTTCGCGTCAGCAACGATACGTTTTTGAAAGTTCTAAGCAGATAAGTTTTTACTTTGATAATAGTAAAAAAATCTATGATTCTACAAATAATACAGTAGTAAAGGATCAAATTACAGTACTCAGCATCAATAATCAACCAAGTAGTTTAACTCCATTTACTATAGATAAAAAATGGGATATAGTTGATTCTTATTTAGGTCTCGATGGCTTTAAAGATAATAGTAAACTTGTAGTGTCGTTTGCTGAAAATGAAACAAACGGTTCTACAGATAATCCTGATTCATTTAGAGATATTGTATATAGTAATTCTGTACCATCCTATATTGTTCAAGAACGGTATACAATTACAGAAGGCCAAGAAGATTATAGATATGTAAAAAATGATGGTATTGTGAAGATTTTTCTTTCACAAAGCTATGTTGGGGAACTATCTCAGTATACAGATGGCCAGTATTTTTATTTTATCGATACTGATACGGTGAAGAAATTTAATGCAATATCGTCAACTTTTTTAGTAAGTTTAGATTATAAGGTCTATGCAGGAAGAGACGACTTAAAGTTTCAATATGTACATAATGCAGATTATGAATCTCGCGTAGATCCTGGATCAAGCAATATAGTTGACATATATGTATTAACAAAGAGCTATGACACTTACTATAGACAATGGATATCAGGTGCAATAAATTCAGAACCGTTGCCTCCTAGCAGTGCTGAATTGTTTGATTTATTGGATCCAAAATTAAATCTAGTTAAGTCTATCAGTGACGAGATAGTCTATCATCCGGTAAAATATACACCTTTGTTTGGCACCAATGCCGATCCTTCTTTACAAGCAATGTTTCAAGTAATTAAGACCCCGGGTCAAGTTATTTCGGATAATGATGTACAAACACGAGTTATTTCGGCAATTAATCAGTTTTTTGCACTTGAAAATTGGAACTTTGGCGACACATTTTATTTTACAGAGTTATCGACTTATGTAATGAATCAGCTAACTCCTTATATTTCAACATTTTTGATTGTACCTAAACAAGGAACTCAAAATTTTGGTAGTTTATTTGAAATTAGTAGCACTAGCAATCAGCTATTCATAAGCACAGCTACAGTGGAAGATGTTGTTATTATTTCAGGAGTGACTGCTACGTCTATCAAAGCTATTCCAGGCACGATCGTATCGTCAAATATTGCATCTAGTCAAGTTTTAACAAGTTCAACATACGGAATTTAATACATGGCATCTCAAAAAAACAACAATGGATTAACATCCAAACTAATTCCTAACATTTATCAATCCGATGCTAACAAGAAGTTTTTACAAGCAACTCTTGATCAGTTAGTACAACCAGGAACTATAAAAAAAGTTAATGGATATGCAGGAAGAAAGAATGCTAAGGCTAGTGTAGGGGATGACATTTATATAAATGCAGCCGGTACTACTCGACAAAATTATCAACTCGAACCAGGATTTACAGTTCAAGATGAGCTAGGAAATTATACATTTTTTAAAGATTATCAAGATTATATAAATGATCTTTATGTGTTAGGCAGTAATACTAAAAATCATAGTCGGCTGAATAAACAAGAATTTTACAGTTGGAATCCCCATATTGATTGGGATAAATTTTCTAATTTTCAACAGTACTATTGGTTACCTTACGGTCCCGACACAATTACAGTATTCGGTCAACAGTCAGCGATTCAAAGCACAATTAAAGTCAGTATAGAAAATGAAGGTACAAATTTCCAGTGGATGTTTTCTTCTGATGCATTAGTTCCTAACCCTACAATTAAACTTTATCGAGGCCAAACTTATGTGTTTGAAATCGATAGCATTGGTAATCCTTTTACTATTGCAACAGTTCGTAGTAATGATGTTGAATATTTGTATCAAACTCCGGGCCTTGATGGAAATAAAGTTTTTCAAGGAACGATTACTTTTACAGTACCTGCTGATGCACCTAGTTTGCTTTATTATTTTAGTGATACAGATTTAGATGCCAGTGGAGTTTTTGAAATTCTTTCTATTGAAGAAAACACATATCTTGATGTTGAAAAGGATCTGTTAGGCAAAACATCATACACATTACCTAACGGAGTTACGTTAAGCAATGGCATGAAAATTAAGTTTATAGGTAACATAACACCTGAAACTTATTCTAAAGGGCAATACTATGTTGAAGGTGTTGGTACAGGAATCGTATTAACTGAAGAATCATCACTAGAAATAATTGCACCTTATACTACTGATACTACTATTTTATTTGATTCTGATCTGTTCGACTCTTTGCCTTTTAGTAGTGCTAGCTCATATGCAGGAACCTTAGATTATATTACTATTAATAGAAGTAGTCAAGATAAGAATCCATGGAGTCGATACAATCGTTGGTTCCATAAAGATGTTATTGAAGTAAGCGCAGCATTAAATGGCAATGTTCCAAGCTTAGATCAGACTGCTCGTGCTGTTAGACCTATTATCGAATTCGAATCAAATTTACAACTTTATAATTTTGGAAATAAGTCGGTCGTTGATGTTGACGTTATTGATAATTTTACTACTGATGCATTTTCTATTATAGAAGGTAGCTTGGGATACAATATTGATGGTGTAGATTTAGTTCAAGGATATTTGGTAATTTTTACTGCAGATCCAGATCCGTTTGTTAAAGATAATGTATATGAAGTGCAGTTTGTTTCGGTCAATGGTGTTCAACAAATACATCTAGCGTTACATTCAACGCCATCTGAGAATGATTCTGTAATTGTAAAAAGCGGAATAAAGAATCAATCGATCACTTATTGGTACAATGGTACAGACTGGATTTATGCACAACAAAAGACTAAAGCAAATCAACAGCCTTTATTTGATATTTTCAATTCCGATGGAATTAGTTTTTCGGATACAACAATATATACAGGATCTACGTTTAAAGGATCTGCAGTATTTTCTTATGCAGTGGGCTCGAGCTCAAATGATCCTAGTTTAGGATTTCCTTTATTATATAAAAATATAAACAATATCGGAGACATTGTCTTCAACTTTAATCTAGTTTCTGACACATTTGTGTATAAACTAAGCGGTGATATAGTTACAGTTGATATTAGTATTGGTTATTTAAAACAGATACAAACAACAGCTTCTGTGTTTGTAAATGGATGGATAACAAATAGTGTTACAATGACACAGGGTGCTGTAAGAATCTACAAAAATTCAGAAATTACAAATAACTTCGATATCGACATTTTTGATAATATTAACGATCTTGATGACTTAGTAGTCAAAGTTTATGTTAATGGTATTAGATTAGAAAGCACTGAATGGTCAATAAGCGACGGTGTAATTTACAAATATGTAGAACTATTAACTGACGTAACAACCGCCGATGTATTAACAATTAAAGCGTATGCAGCACAACCTATCAACAAGAATGGATTCTATGAAATCCCATTGAACTTACAAAATAATCCCCTGAACAATGAGATTACTACTTTTACACTAGGTGAAGTTTTAGATCATGTAGAGTCGATCGTAGAAAATGTACCAAATTTTTCAGGATCATATCCTGGTTTCGGTAATTTACGAGATTTAGGACAGATTAGTAAGTATGGAACTAAATTTGTTCAACACAGTGGTCCTGCAAGTCTATCTTTATATCATATCACTAATAAAACTAATAATGTAATTAGAGCTATAGAAAAATCTCGTAATGACTATGTTGCCTTTAAAAGAGCGTTTATTAATGCTGCTACTGGGTTATCAGAGGATTTATCGGTTGTTGAATCAGTCGATTATATTTTAAGAAAAATTAACGAGAATAAACCTAAGACCGGACCATATTATTTCAGTGACATGGTGCCTTATGGTGCAGCTATTGTAAGTGATATTCCTGTTCTAGATTACAGAATTAAAACGTATCCATTAACCGATCCATTTAGCTTAGATGTATTGTCTTATAAATCAGTATTAATATATCGAAATGGCACACAGTTATTGTATAACACTGACTATATTTTTGATAGTGATAACTCAAATTTTATAATGTTAGATACATCTCCGTTAGCTAACGGTGACGTACTTACAACATATGAGTATGATAGCACTAACGGATCGTTTGTTCCAGAGACTCCGACTAAGTTAGGATTTTGGCCAGCATACGAACCTAAAATACTCTTAGATAACACATTGTTGACTCCAAGAGAATTAATACAAGGACACGATGGTAGTCTCACATTAACGTACGGCGATTATAGAGACGATTTATTACTTGAATTAGAAAAGAGAATTTTTAATAACATCAAGATATCTTATAATACTGAAATTTTTGATGTTTATGATTTTATTCCTGGATATAATAGAACAACAGATTACAGTTTATCTGAATTTAACAGTACGTTGTCGCCATATTTTTATGAATGGATCGGGCTAACTAATTCAGATTTTACAACACCATTTAGCTTCGATACATCAAATTCATTTACATATAACTATGCAGGGCATTATGCCCCTAATGGGGAAGCAACACCTGGATTTTGGCGAGGGATCTATCGTTGGATGTTTGATACAGATCATCCTAATGAAACTCCTTGGGAGATGCTAGGATTTACAAGTGAGCCAACATGGTGGACATCTGTGTATGGTCCAGCACCCTATACCAGTAACAATTTAATTTTATGGAATGACTTGTCGGAAGGTATTGTTAGAGCACCTGGATCGACTACCTCGGTTCGTACAAAATTTATTCGTCCTATTTTGAAAACTAATATTCCAGTTGACGAAAACGGTGAACTACTAAGTCCTTATAGTGCAGGTTTAGCATTAGGTACTATAACTGATGCTACTTCTGGAAGTTACGTGTTTGGCGATATAAGTCCAGTAGAAACAGCATGGCGTAGAAGTAGTTATTATCCTTATACAGTATTGTTAGCGTCAACGTTATTGCAGCCTTCTAAAACTATAGGAATTTTTCTAGACAGATCACGTGTTACTCGTAATCCAGCCGGACAATTAGTTTATGCAGACACAATGTTGCGAATTCAACCAAGTACGTTAGCTTTATCTAGTGTTTATTCATCATCAGTGAATGTACAAACTGCAGGTTTAATTAATTTTATTGTCAACTATGTCTTAGATGATACTCTTGAATCGTATGCTGCTTATAAAACAGATTTAACAAATATAAATTGTCAGTTAAGTTATAGATTAGGAGCATTTACAAGTAAAGAAAAGTTTGATATTATACTTGATTCAAGAACTCCGCTAAGTGCAAGTAATAGTGTATTTGTACCTAAAGAAAACTATAATCTTCATCTTAATAAGTCTAGTCCGATTAACAGAATAATTTATAGTGGAGTTATTATAACCAGATTAGCAGATGGATTTGTAATTAATGGTTATAGTAAGGTACAACCTTATTTTAATTACTATTCATATTACGATACTGGAATAGTAGTTAACATTGGCGGTATATCTGAAAGTTATGTTAATTGGACAGCCGGAGAAAGTTATTATCCTGGCCAAGTTGTACAGTATAATAGGCAATTTTATAGAACGATTTCTTCTCAGATTTTAGTTACCTCATTTGATCCAACAGGATATGTTCTTTTAAAATCTCTCCCAATTAATGGCGGTGTTAATTCTAATTTTAGAAGTAAATGGAACAGAAAAGAATCGCTAGTACTTCCTTACGGAACTAAACTAGAAAAAATACAAGATGTTGTTGACTTTTTATTAGGGCATGGTGAATATTTAAAAGATCAAGGATTTATTTTTGAAGACTTTAATCCAAATCTTCCAGATATTTGTAATTGGGAAACTAGTGCTAAAGAATTTTTATTTTGGACAACACAAAATTGGTCTTCGGTGCAGGATAAATGGACCGAGTGGACTCCTAATATTGACATAGAGTATAATGAAATAGTTCGATATAACGGAGAATATTATCAAGCTTTACAAAAAATACCAGCCACTTCATCGGTTCCAGTAAACAACTTATCAGTTAGTGGCGAAGAAGGAGATTACAGATTATATGCCGACGATGTATTAGGTGTTTATATAGGAATGTTAGTTACTGGACCAGGTGTTGAAGCAGGTGCTCTAGTGCAATCTGTCACCGGTCATGGGCCATATGTCATTAATTTAACAGAGAATAATATTGGGACAGTAACACAGGCATCTTTTGTAGGATTTTTTAACACTAATCTGTATGAAAACTTACCAGGTTTAGACACAGTAGGAAGTGCGGTAATAAGTCTTAGTCCTGCAGCAGGACAAATTACCTTCCTTGCAGACTTAGCAGTAGTAGAGTCTGTAACGGATCCATTTAATAGTTATTCTATTTTTAAAGTGGACGGTACTCCTATTTCTCCTCAGTTCATAGACTCATATAGAAATGGCAATGTTGTAAGCTATCGAGCTAATAACAATGATGGCATATATGCCGCAACTTTTTACTTAATACAGCAAGAACAAATTTTGTTATTAGATAATGTTACAATGTTTAATGACACAATTTATAATCCTGAAACAGGATACAGACAGGAAAGAATTAAGATCTCTGGATACGTAAGTTCTGAATGGTACGGTGGTTTTGATGTACCTGGATTTATTGTAGATCAAGCAATAGTTAAAAATTGGGAAGCCTGGCAAGATTATGCACTAGGAGATACAGTCCTTTATCAACAGTACTACTATTCAGCTAATAGATTTGTCCCTGGTGTCGATGTCTTTAAGATAGCCGAACCCGATGGTGTAATTAATTGGATTAAATTATCAAGTGCTCCAGCATCTAAACTTATTCCTAACTGGTCGTATAAGGCTACACAATTTACAGATTTTTACAGTTTAGATAGTGACAATTTTGATGCAGATCAACAGTCGTTAGCACAGCATCTTATTGGTTATCAAAAACGTCAATATCTTGAAAATTTAATTCAAGATAGTGTAGGTGAATTTAAGTTTTATCAGGGAATGATTTATGATAAAGGCACGCAGAATGCTTTTAATAAATTATTTGGTGTTTTAAATTCCGAGAATGCTGACAGTTTACAATTCTATGAAGAGTGGGCAATTCGTGTAGGTCAATATGGATCTGCAGAAGGGTTTGAAGAAATAGAATTTGTTTTAGATGAAGAAGAATTTAATAAGCGTAATCCTCAAGGATTTGAGTTAGTGTCTAGATTAGATGAAGAGCATAGTGATTTTGTCAATCGACTAAGTCCTAACGAGATATATTTAAAACCTTTAAACTATTCCAGCAATCCTTGGCCGACGATATCTAACTATCGTCCTTACTTACGATCAGCCGGTTATGTACGTCCAGGCGAAGTTTCAGCATCGATTGCATCAATAGATAATATTATTGACATTGATATTGCTACATTAGTCGACGGCGATTATATTTGGTGCGGATTTGAAGGCCCGAGTTGGAATGTTTATAGATTTACAAACACAAAAAATAAAGTAACAGAATTAACATATTCCTCTAATAAACTTAATATTACCTTTAGTCATAATCACGAACTAAGAGCAGGCGATTATGTTGGTATACGTGAGTCTGGTGGATTTGATGGATTTTATAAAATCACAGATATGAACCCTGTGACTATTATTATTTCAACTACATTAACTACAGCACCATTAGTCCCGTATGAAGGCTTAAATGATATAGTAATTTTTAGATTCAATTCTCAAAGAGCAAGTAGTATTGATACTGCTAATTCTTCGATACCGCAAGAAATTAAGAGCGGAGAGTTATTATGGACCGACGATAATGGATCAGGCATTTGGTCTACATGGCAAAATGATACAGTTTATGCAGACTCTGAAATTAAATTTAGTTTACCTAAAGCAGGATTAGGGTTTGGAAGAGAAATAGCAATTACTTCAGATGGAAGTCTTGCTGCTATTTCGACTAAGACAGGACAAACATTCATTTATCATAAGTCTAGTCCTTCTTCGTCGTGGATACAACGAGACACTATCGATGCTCCGGAGATATCCAAGTCTGATGTATTTGGAAATAATTCTAATGAATTTGTACAACTGGCAGAAGTATTAGCTATGTCTCCTGATGGAGCATGGCTTGCTATTGGATCACCGACTGCAAGTAATGCAGCTACTATACAAAAAACTTATTATAAGGCCGTAGATATTTTAGCAGGGACTAATTCAGGATTAGCTGGTCAGGGTGCAGTATCTTTATATAAGAAAGATGCAAATAACATTTTCACTCTAGTAGACACAATTTTAAGTCCATCCCCTACTGCAGGAGAACTATTTGGATCTAGTTTAGTATTCAAACAGACTACACAATCTAACAATTTTGTTAGTTATAATCTTTTAGTTGGCGCTAAGGGCTTTAATTCAGGAATCGGTCGAGTTTACGAAATCAAATATCAGCAGTTAGTGCAAGCTACTGCATCTTATAATCCAAATGGCAGTAGTAATAATGGTATAGTAGGTATCAATGTAGATTCTCCTGGTAGCGGATTTTTAACTAATCCTATTGTGATTATTGCCGCTCCTACTGATTCGGGAGGTGTGCAAGCTACCGCTACATGTACAATTGGTGTTGCAAGTGCTAGACTTATTCAAGCAGGATCTGGCTACTTAGTAGGCGATTTATTAACAGTTACAGGTGGATCGTCAACGCAACCTGCAATTTTAAGAGTAACTGCTATTAACACAAACATTCAAAAAGGTAACATTGGTGCTGTTTTAGGAGTGTCTATAGTTAATGCTGGAAAGTATACAGTAGCTCCGACCTTAACAAACATTGTTACTGGTGGCACCGGAACAAATGTTCGATTTGCTATTGAAGTTGGAATATCTTCATTTACGGTTACAAATCCCGGCGGCGGATATATTGAAAAACCATTTGTAAGTTTTTCAGGAACAGGATCAGGAGCAGTTGCTACAACAGTATTAGGTAGTGTAGTGACCTTATCTTCAACATCGGGCATAGCACCAGGTATGAGTATAACTGGTACAGGATTTACAAACAATCAAACTGTGACTTCGGTTGTAAATTCTACAGCTATAGTTATTTCTTCTGCAGCTTCCTCTATACCTTCGGGCAATTTAAATTTTTCAATAGTTCAATGGAATTATAACACTAGCAGTTATATTTCTGCTCCAAATGGTCAAAAAGCATTTGGTAGTAGTTTATCATCTGCAGTTTTGGGTAATGTTTTAGCAGTTGGTGCTATTGGTGTGCCGTTTGACGGGACTTATAATTCGGAAGTAGTTGGTAGAGTTAATTTATATCAAAATAATGGAACAGCTTGGACTTTGATTCAGTCTCCTATTGTAGGAGGCGAATACGGGTTTAGTAAAGGATTAAGTGTATCCGAAGATGGCATATGGGTTGCTATAGGATCTCCTTATAAGTTAAAAAAATATAGCAATCAAGGACAAGTAGATTTATATTATAATGATACTGGCACTTTTAATTTTTATCAAGAAGTAGAAAATATTAATCCTCAAGTTAATGGACTGTTCGGTGCCGGAGTAGCTTGGATGAACGGCAGCAATACTATGGTTGTTTATAGTCAGAACTCCGATATAGAAACTCTTGAAATATTTGATTCTGGTAATACAATATTTGATGGAAATTCTACTAAATTTAAATCTATTGTTAGAAACAATGGACGTATAGATGTGTATGACAGGTATAATTTAAACTTTATATATGGCGAGACATTAAGAGATCTTGCAGAATTAAACAGTGAATATGGTGATGGTTTTGCAGTTGGTTCAAACAATATTTTAATTGGAGCCCCATCTGCTACTGTTAATAATCTTATTGCTGGCAGAGTATTTGGTTACGGTAAAAAATCTAATGCATATAGTTGGACTATACTACATCATGAAATTCCTAAAGTCAATTTAACTAAATTTAAACGTGCATTAATATACGATAAAACAAATAGCTCGTTAGTATCCTATATTGATATTATCGATCCAATGCAAGGAAAAATTCCTGGACCAGCAGAACAAGAAATAAGATATAAGTCTTTCTATGATCCTGCAATATATTCGATAGGTAACGCAACAGTAAATGTTAGCGAAGGTCAAGCATGGACTGATGCCCAAGTCGGACAACTATGGTGGGATTTACGAACTGCAAAATTTATTGATGCGCACGACAATGATGTAGTTTATAGAAACAATTCCTGGGCATTATTATTTCCCGGTGCTAGTATCGATATATATGAATGGGTTTCATCGTCCTATACTCCTAGTCAGTGGAACAAGCTAGCAGATACTGTTTCAGGACTTTCACAAAATATCAGCGGCCAAAGTCTGTATGATGATACAGTTTACTCTAGCACTCAGAGTTATAATAATGTTAGTAAAACTTATAAAACAACATATTATTTCTGGGTAAAAAATAAAACAATTGTACCTAATCTTAAGAATCGATCTCTCTCAGCTAGCGACGCTGCTAATCTTATCGGAAATCCAAGAGGTGCCGGATATAAATTTTTAGCATTGACAGGTTCTAATAGTTTCAGTCTAGCAAATGTCAAACCCTTATTAAATGATAAAAATATGGTCTTGTCTGTTGAATATTGGACTATAGACAATCCTGAACATGCATTAGTACATCGTCAATATGCAATTATTAACAATGATAAAAATACAGTCCTACCTGAGTTAATTGAACAAAAATGGTTTGATAGTCTGTGCGGAAAAGATCAAAATGGCCGTGTGGTGCCGGATGTAAAGTTACCGCCTAAATTAAAGTATGGTATAGAATTCAGGCCTCGTCAAGGCATGTTTGTTAATCGATCCGAGGCGTTAAAGCAGTTTATTGAAGAAGTTAATAGAACATTAATCTCCTATCAAATAACTACAAATAAAAATATATCCGCATTGGATTTATATGAATTACCGCCATCGGATCTTACTGGATTGTATGACATAGTTAAAGATACCGATTATGATTTACGTTTTGTAAATGTTGGCAATTTCTCTTTACCTTCGTTAGTGGCTGTAATCACAGAAGGCAGAATTACTGGAGTAACAATCGTAAGTGCAGGATCGGGTTACATAAATGCACCGTACATTACAGTATCAGGCGACGGCGAAGGTGCAATTTTAAAAGCACAAATAAATGCATTCGGTCAGTTGATCGGAGTAACGATTGTCGATCCTGGCCAAGGATATAATGAAGAAAATACCATGTTGGGTATTAGAAGTTATAGTGTATTAGTTCACAGCGATAGCGGATCTCAAGGTTATTGGAGTATATACACATTCGATCTCACAACTCGTGTTTGGTCAAGAATACAAACACAGAGTTACGATGTTCGCCCTTATTGGAGTTATGCTGATTGGTATGATACTAATTATAATCAATATACAGTTGTAGATTATTCTGTAAACACATTTACAGGACTGTATGGAATTAATTCCAAGATAGGTGAACTAGTTAAGGTTAAAACCACAAATAACGGTACTTGGATGATTTTAGAAAAGTATGCCGAATCGGAAAGTATTGATTGGACACAACGCTATAAACCAATAGCAGTTGAAAAGGGCACAATACAGTTTAATTCTATTCTGTACAACCTTACTGATACGGTTTATGGGTATGACGGTGCATTGTATGATGATTTAAATTTTGATAATTCTGCTAATCAAGAATTAAGAATTATTTTAGACGCAATAAAAAATGATATTTTAATTGACGATTTAAGACAAGCTTATTTAAATTTATTTTTCTCCAGTGTACGATATGCTATTAGTGAACAAACAAGTGTCGACTGGATTTTCAAAACTAGCTTTATTAAAGCAGATCATTTAGTAGGACCTCTTAAACAGCCGGTTAACTATCAGCCTGATAATCTTTCAGATTTTGAAAGTTATATTTCAGAAGTAAAACCGTATCGGACAAAAATTAGAGAGTATGTAGACAATTACAGTAATTTAGATTTAGGATCTACTGCTGTAACAGATTTTGATTTGCCTCCACAATATCAATCCGGTGCAATTGTTCCGATTTTAACAGGTTATAGTAATGATAACGTAACGGTTGATAATGCAATTATCGATTCTGTGTATCCTTGGGCATTTTGGAATGACAATCATTCTTATAAAGTTATTGAATTAAGGATTGTCGATGCCGGCAGCGGATATATTACAGCACCCGAAGTTATTATCGAAAGCGGTTCAGGTGCCGGCGCAACAGCTAAAACGTTTATCACTAATGGATCTATTAGAACAGTCGTTCTATTAACATCTGGGTCTGGATATCTTAGTGCACCTACTGTTGTACTAAATGGCGGCGTTACTGATGGCGGACGTAAAGCAAGGATAATCGCAGTAATAGGCGACGGTGTTGTTAGAAAAACAACAGTAGGAGTTAAGTTTGATAGACTTTCAAAAACATATTCTTTGATAGAATTAGAAAAAATCGAAACTATAACAGCATCGGCTTCTAAATTACAATATACTTTGCCGTGGGCACCTGATATAAGATTAGGAACTCATTCTGTTACAGTTAATGGCATTCCTGTAATTTCAGATGATTATGCATTGTCTGTTAAGACTTCAAATAGTTTAGGTTATACTAGCTACTCCGGACTAATAACTTTTGATAATTCTTTCACAGCAGGATCAGTTATTAAAGTAAGCTATTTGATAAACTGGTCATTGTTACATGCATCGGATAGAGTTCAGTATTATTACACTCCTGAAACTGGACAACCAGGAAAAGAGTTAGCACAACTAATGTCTGGTGTAGACTACGGCGGAGTGATTGTTAATAGTTTTGGCTTCGAAACAAATTATGGTTGGGATTCATCGTCATTGTTCAGTGATGTGTGGGATGGTACTGACAGTTCCTTTACCGATTATATAACAGTAGTCGATGCCGATACACATACTTTTAACTTGCCTTACTTACCCGCCACAGGCACAAATTTAAATATTTACTACAGTGAATATTTTTCAGAAACCTATGCAGGAGACGGTGTACAAACACAATTTACGTTTGATATAAGACAACAAACACCTGTTGCATCTGTAAGTTGTTCTTCAAATATATTATTACCATACAGTGCTACATTTCAAGGATTAGGGATCGCTATTACTAATGTCATTGGATCAGGCTCTTCGATAGTAGTTTCATTTGCTACTAGATCAGAAATACCATTTTCTTTAAATCAGATTATTAGTATTTCAAACATAGCAACTACTGTAAATTCTCTACAAAGTTATAGTCACTATAATGGAATTTATACAGTAACATTTGCTACAAATCATAGTATAACTCTCATTGGCACTGACACTGCACAATACGCATCAGGCGGTACAATTTCGTTGGTCAATGAAACTCTAGTCGCGTTAGACTCTACTATGGATCTAGATGCAGGAATGAAATTAATACGAACTAACGCAGGATATAATACAGTTATCGGCGAAATTAAAACGGTTATTAATTCAACGTTAGTTACGCTAGTACAATCACTAGAAAGTAAATCAGTTGCAGTTTTAACTACCTCATCAGTAAGTGCAGGAGCCACTGTTCTATCTTTTAGAAGTACTTCGTCGTTAATTAGCGGAAGCACCGTAGTTGGCGGCCCAATTGGTATATTAGATAATGTAACTATGACAATATTAAGCGGAACTCAAATAACATTAAGTTCGTCGCTGACCAGTGCGGTAGATGCTGGCACATCTTTCACGTTTACATATACTCCAATTCCAGATACAGGAGAAACAGTATTAATTACCTATAATGCAAAAGGAAGTAATAAGCTGCAGTTAGATAGCATTGATAATATTCAATTAAAAGACAAAGTATCTTTAGTAGGAACTGATCTAACTCTTTTCGCTTATTCGACTACAGTTAGTACTATTTTAAACAATAACATTCTTGAACTTGATCATGTATTATATGACACTGTAGTTTCCGCAGAAACTGTTTTATTTGAAAGAACTTTAACAATTAATCCTAAAACGTCTGTAGCCGGTGTGGGTGTAGTTACATTATTAGACCCAATAAACACAGGAGAGACATTAACCATAAGTTCAAATTTAGCTCCTGTAAGAATTGATGATGAAAATTATGGAACATTGAATCAAACAAATGCAGATGCTGTAATGCTAACTGTAGTTGCTGATGGAGAAAGTCGACAGGTCGATATTCCTGGTACATTTGTAGTTAATGATTTTGATAAGTTTATTATTCGTCAAAGTACCAGCGATGGATCAATAGAACCATTAACCAGCTCATTTGATACCAAAATAGATGGCGGAAACATGGCATATACTAGTGCATCGGGTCTATTGGCGGATGACATTACTATAGACGGAGATGGATTTGTAACCCCAATGACCAGCTATTTCCCGGAAGAAGTTGTTCCAGGACAAGTAGTAGATGCGTTAGCTATTAAAGTTTTTGATAAACCGTCCGGTGGATCAGCAGAGATTTTAGTTCAAAAATATCTAGCAGATGGGGAAACATTTGAGTTTAATATAGGACAGATTCCTAATAGCTCGTCAGCAGTAATTGTTAAAACAACAGTTGCTGATGTAACTACAATTTTAACTGAAACAACTGATTACATAGTAGATTATAAAAATCAAACTATTGTTTTTGTAAACTTGCCAGATATTGACACATTAGTGTCGATTTACAGCATTGGATTTAGTGGAACTGACATTCTTGTTTTTGATTATTTTGTTGGAGACGGACATACAAAAGAATTTGTAACACAGGCAAAATGGATAAGTTCCTTCACATCCGGTACGTATGTAGATGGAAATTCCGTAGATAATTTAACATTTGAAACAGATGATACGTATGATTCTGCACATAGAATTGGCTTTAGATTAGTCGATGCCCCTGCAGTAGGATCAATAATCGCATATATCTTTGTAGCCGGAGCCACACAGACTTTTGCAATAACTAGTAAGCAGATAATTCCTACTGATGGTACATTAACTTATGCATTAGATAATATTGTTGGAGATGCTTTACCAAACGAAACAACGATGATTGTTCGTGTAGATCAAACAATATTACCAAGACCTAAAAATAGTTACTTTACAATCGCAAACAATCAATTAGTTTATACAGTTGATCCGGGACTGTTCACACCATATAAAGTGAGATCAGAAGATGTTGCAGTAATAGTCGGCGGAGTTATATTAAAAAATTCTGTAGATTATCTTTTAGATGTAGCCGGAATACAAATTACGTTGTATGAAACAACCTATTTAAAATATGTTGATCAAGCAATGATTATAAGCATTAAAACACAGGCAGGATATTTTTACATTCCTCCTGCAAACAGATTTACACCTCCTTATATTCAGTTTAGTCATCCTTATGATAATACAAGTACTGTCGAAATTATTAGTTCCTACAGAAATAATGTTTTAGGAATGGCGACTAAAGATCTAAATGTGAATCCAAAATTGGCTCTAGTACCAGATACACAGGAATATTTTGAATATCAAAATATTTTTGGAGGAATAATAAAGTTAGATGATGCAGTACGAAATGAAAATTATGTATGGGTAACTAAGAATGGAAAGCTTTTAACTCCAAGTTTAGATTATATTTTAAATTCTGATTTTAGAACTTTAAAACTAGCAGTCAGCCCTAATACTGCAGATAATATTACTATTTTGACATTTAGCAGTAATATAATAACGTCAGGTATTTCTTATATGCAGTTTAAAGATATGCTGAATAGAACTAGTTATACTAGATTAAGTTTGAATAAGAGAACACAGCTAGCATCGGATCTTAGAGCTACTGATAAAATAATCACAGTAGTTGACGCTAGTAACTTTGATATTCCAAATCCTGCTGCAAATAAACCTGGCATTGTTGAAATCAGAGGAGAACGTATAGAATATTTTACGTTAGATGGCAACGTTTTAGGACAATTAAGAAGAGGAGTTTTAGGAACTGGAGTTTCTAAGATTCATAAATCCGGAAGCTATGTACAAGACATTGGAACGGCTGAAACAATACCGTACACAGATACTACTAATACACAACAGATTGTCAGCACAGGATCTAACACTATAACAACGAATGTTAAACCAATTAAGTCATCTAGTATATGGTCTTATCAAACAGGATTTACTTCAGTAATACCTACGGGATTTGGACAATCAAATGACATAGAAGTATTTGTTGGGGGATATGATATATCGATATGGAGCGAAACAACTAGTTACGTTATAAATGATATTGTATCTTATAACGGATATGATTATAAATGTACAACAGATCATATCAGCTCTTCGTCATTTGCAAAAGATAAAACAAATTGGAAGTTCTTTATTTCAAATATTAGACTACAAAAACAACCGTATGAAGTATACAATGTCAATCAAGCTCCAAATAGTCCAGCCGGCGATGTACAGTTTGATGCAGATTTTTCTGTAGACGGAGTTAATAATTCTATCAGATTAACAACTGCTCTAAAAGAAAATGTCGTTGTAACAGTTGTACAACGAAAAGGCAAAGATTGGGATTCTACTGTAAATATAATAGATGATACTGGTCAGATAGCAGAATTCTTAAAAGCAACTCCTGGGGCGTGGTATACCGGCATTGAAAATTACTCATTATCTGTGAATACTAATGCTACTTTTGATAACAGTGACATAACATTTGATAATTCACATAACACATTCGATCAAGGATCATAAAAATGACTCAAAAAATAATTAATGTCGGACTAACACAAGACGACGGCTCAGGTGATAATTTAAGATCAGCTGGTTTAAAAATTAACGATAACTTTACAGAACTGTATACTGTTATTAACAATTCTCAAAATTATATTACAGAAATTGTAGGAGGACAAAATATTTCTGTTACTAGTGCTAATGGAATTATCACAATTGATAATACTTTTGTACAGTCGCCCGCAGTAGCTAGTGCATTAACTGGTAACACATTAGCTCCGAATGTTGTTAGATCAAGTTTAACTTCTACAGGAATATTAACTAGTTTGCAAGTGTCAGGTACAGCATCATTGTCAAATATTAGCTTTGCTAATAATGGACAGATTATAGATTTCTCTGGCCAAACAATAATGGTTAATACTTCCGGAACCATTATAGGTAGTGGTGAATATAAAGCAACTATTGCTGCACGATCGAGCGGTGCAGTGGAACTCGTAGCAAATGACGGTTCCGATGGCGATAGCTCGGGGAATACATGGACTTTTAGTACAGATGGTAGATTAACAACACCAGGACAAGTTAATATTATCAGTACCGATACTGCAGATAGCGGTCCTGGGTATGCTGGTATATTCAAACTAACAAATAATAATGTCGGTGCCACACTTATTAACAAATCAATTCGTATAAGTGATACAGGTCATTTGCAGATTGTTAACAGCACATATCAAAATACAATATTTGATCTAAGCGATTCAGGCAATTTAACAATAGCAGGCATCTTAAAGCTTCCAGTATTAACTGCAGAACCAACTTCGCCAGTTACTGGAATGATGGCAATTGCAGATGGAAATGTATGGGATCCTAGTTTAGATGGAATTGAATGCTTAGTTGTATACTTAAATGGTGCATGGGTCACAATAACCTAAATCATTAAATTACCATATTATGAAACTTGATAAATACAGAATAAAGAGAGATCGCTATGCAGAGTAAAGACGTCACAGGAATCCATATAGAAGGGCATATCAAAATTTTTGATCCCGTGTCCAAGGAAGTTTTTATTAACAAACGTAATGCTATTCATTATGAAAACTTCAGTTTGGCCTTAGCTGAAAGTATCAGCAATAGTGGACAGGGCATTATCAATCAAATGGTATTCGGAAACGGTGGAACTTATGTTGATCCTACAGGGATTATCACTTATTTGACCCCAAATACTACTGGATCAAATGCTAGCCTATATAATCAAACATACTCAAAGGTTGTTGATGGTAACAGCAGTTTAAATGTCGATCCAACACGAAATTTTATGGAAAGTAGGCATGTTACTGGAACAAATTATACAGATATTTTGGTAACATGTTTGTTAGATTATGGTGAAAATATTGCAGGGCAATCTGCTTTCGATGTTACTAACAATAATAACAGTCCAGCAGTATTCGACGAGTTAGGTTTAGTTTCTTACAACTATACAACAAACAGTCCTACATTGTTAACACATGTTATTTTTCATCCAGTACAAAAAAGTTTAAATCGATTAATTCAGATTGATTATACAGTAAGAATTCAAACTCTTACTGGTTTAGCAGGAGTATAATACATGAGCTATCAGATTACTTTTACTGAAGCAAATAATCCTGCAAAGCTACCCATTACGGTACAAGATCAAACATTAAACACACAAACAAGTATAACTTTTGTAGGAAAAAATTATTCAGGATTTAGTCCTATAATTGCAGAAAATTTTTTACATTTATTAGAAAATTTTGCATCGGTTCTTCCGCCTGATAATCCTGTACAAGGTCAACTATGGTATGATAGTTCTACAGGAATAAATTTATTAAAAGTGTTTGATGGCACAAATTGGTCAGAAGCAGGTGCAGTTAAGAAAGCCACTAGTGCACCAGCTGTTGCTAATAGCCAAGCAGGCGATTTATGGATTGATACTATAAATCAACAGCTTTATTTGTTTTCAGGTTCTGCTTGGTTACTAGTAGGTCCACAATTTAGTGCAGGTACAAAAACAGGAACAGCAGTTGAAACGCTATTAGATACTAGTAATGTATCTCATCCTGTATTAAGCTTTTATTCAAATAATACTCGTATTGGTATAGTGAGTAACGAATCGTTTACTCCTAAATCCACATTAGCTGGATTTACAAACGGTATTACACAGGGTTTAAATTTAACGCTCGGAGATAACACAGGCGCCAATGCCTTGGCAAATACATCTTATAAACTGTATGGTGCTGCTAGTTCTGCAGATGCATTGAACATAAGTGGTAAAGTTATATCTTCTAGTAATTTTTTACGCAGTGATCAAGTCAGCACAACAAATTTTCCTTTGAAAGTTCAAAACGATGGCGGTATAAGTTTAGGAAGTGATCTAAGTTTTAGTATCTTCACAACTCCGACATCAGTTAGTTTATATTCTCAGTCTTCGGCTAGGGGAATAGATTTAAAAGTTAAAAATGCAACAGATGGCCCAGTTACTCTTATACACTTAGATGCAACAAGTGAATATGTCGGTATCGGCACGAATAATACTAGCCCAACAGAAACATTAGATGTGTCGGGCAATATTGTAGCATCTGGAGAAATTTATAATCTTTCACAAATAGATTCGACTATAATTGGACAAGGTGCATTGGTTACCGATGGTGGTTTATCTGTAGCATTAAACAGTACATTTGGTGGAAATGTTACTACGTATGGAAAAATTGTTGTTAATAATTTAACAGACATGGATGTGCCTTTAGCAGGATCGGTAATAGTTCCAGGACCATTAACTGCATCAGATTCTGCTGTTGCAAATTTATATGATATCGGATCTGTTACAAGACCTTTTAGAAATGTATTTGCACAATCATTTGTTGGAGCGTTTAGTGGTCAGTTTGCCGGAACTCTAACAGGAAATGCTAGCGGATCTGCAGCATATCTAGCAAGTTCTACTAATTTTTTATTAACAGGTGATGTGGGAAGTACTAATGGAGTAGGAACACCATTTAATGGTCAGACACAAACAGGAACCCTATCGTTAGATGTTAAAATACAACCAACATTTGTAACAGGACAGTCGACTACATTAGTAGATTCTAAAACTACAGATGCACTCGTGATTCATAGACAAGGAGTAGGACTTGCAAAAACAACTCAAGCTACGTTTTTAAGCAATGTTTCTCAAGTACCGACAGGTGCAATTGTTCCTTATGCAGGAGCGGCTGCACCTACTGGTTACTTACTGTGTGACGGAAGCGAAATAAGCAGAACTACCTATGCAACACTATTTCAAATTATAGGATATACTTATAGATCACAGTCTCAACTACAGGGTTTAGGAACATTTGCATTGCCAGATCTTAGAGGAAGATTCCCGTTAGGTGCAGACAACATGAATAACGGGCTTCCACAAATACCATCCGTAAGTAATCCTGCCGTATCAGTAAATGCTAGTCCAACTGCTCCTGCCGGCAGAGTTACAGATTCTTCAGCTTCAACAGTTGGTGCAGGAAGTGGAGCAAGTCAACAAACACTAGCACTTGCTAATATTCCTCAGCATACGCATACACTAAACAGTGGAAACTCGCAGTATTATGCACCTGGATCACCGGGGCAATTACCAGATACTGCAACAGGTGTTACAGCTGGCAAAGGTACTTCATCGTTGAACACAGGTTATGGTTTATCGAACAGTGGTAAGATATCAGGTGGTAGTGATACTACAACTCCTATTACTACAATGAATCCATATTTAACGATCAATTACATTATTAAGACTTAAAATTATGCCATATACAATAACTAAAACAGACGGTTCGGAACTTACAAAAATAGTAGATGGGACTATAGATCAAACATCTACTGATATAACCTTAATCGGAAAAAATGCATCAGCTTACGGAAAGTTTATTGATCAAAACTTTGTAAGTATATTAGAAAATTTTGCTAATTCGACACCGCCTTCCTACCCAATAACAGGTCAACTTTGGTATGACACTAGTGAAGGACGTTTAAAAGTCTATGATCCAGTTGGTGGCGGATTTAAAGTATCGGGAGGCACAATAGTTGCTGCTTCTGCTCCAAGCTCACTGACTACTGGCGATATATGGATTAATAGTTATAGTAAACAATTATATTTTAATGACGGGTCTGCTACTTTTTTAGCAGGACCTTTATATACGGCGCAACAGGGAATAAGCGGATTTAATGTTGTAACAATTTTAGATACAAGTAGTGTTGCACACACTATTATATATTTGTATGTAGCACAGGTATTATTAGGAATTTGGAGTTCAACAGCGTTTACCCCGTTAGAGATAATTCCAGGATATGGATCTTATGTAGTTCCAGAAGGACAACCAAATGCAGGTGCAACTGTATCTAATCCTATAATTATAGGCTTTAATGCATCAGCGATCTCAGGCGAAGAATTTAATGTAACCGCAACTAGAGCACTAGGAATTTTATCAACAGACGGCCAATCAGTGCTAACTGCAGGAAACTTTCTTTCATCGACTGAAAATACAACCACAGCATACGGCAGTTTACAAATACAAGGCGGCCCAACTAATGTACCTTTAGTATTAGGCCCTAGTTTAAACAATAAAATTTCAGTAAATAGCCAATTATTTTCAATAGCGCCAAATGGAAATCAGGCTGTTAATCAAAATTTTGAAATTGCTACACAACCTACATCTGCAGTTACATCAACAAATTTCTTTATTGATGCTTCTAATCAGCGAGTAGGAATTAATACAAATTCACCGCAAATTGATTTTGATGTGGCTGGGGATGCACAGGTTCGCGGTAGTCTAACTGTATCTGAAGATACACATCTTACTGGAAAAGTTATTTTTGCTTCGACTAGTGTTCCGTCGACAGTTATCTCGGCAGGTGTTGCTGGACAAGTTGCATGGGACTCTAGTCACTTTTACGTATGCATTGCAGCTAATAGTTGGAAAAGATGTAATTTGTCTACATGGTAATTTGCAGACAAATTACATAATAAAGGAAATAACATGTCATATATAATTAATCATTTTTCTGGAAGCCAACTAGCTGTTGTTCCTGACGGTACAGTCGATCAATCGACATCTTTAAAGTTAATTGGTAAAAACTATGTCGGTTACGGGGAAGCTCAAAATGAAAATTTTGCATATCTCTTAGAAAATTTTGCTAGTCCGACTGCTCCATCGCGTCCAGTGCCTGGACAACTTTGGTTTAACAGCAATCTTAAAATCATTAGTGTTTACAACGGAACAGCGTGGAAACAAATTGGCCTTGCTGATATTGCAAGTGAACCGCCTGTTGGCGCTGCAAATGGACAATTTTGGTTTAACACATCTACTCAACAAACTTTTATTAAAGCCGGAGATTCGTATAATTTAATTGGTCCGGAAGTAGCTCCAGGATTTGGAATTACTAGAGCAGTATCGACAACTATTCGAGATACAGACAGTAATGTTAAGCCAATTATAAAGCTTCTTATTGATAATACAGTTATAGCCATCGTTTCTAAAACATCATTTACCATATTAAATGATGATTATATTTCTGGATTTAACTTATTAACTGCTGGTATAACATTATGCAATCAGTTTAACATTAAAGGAAATATAGAAGGTAATGCAGATTCGGCAACTAAATTAGCAACTGCACGTAACATTAACGGTGTTGCATTTGACGGAACAGCAAATATTGATATTACAGTATCAGGAAATTTACTGACTGGAAATACATTAGCATCGACAATTGTTAATTCAAATTTAACTAGTGTAGGTACACTCGCTAATCTAACAGTTACAAATACTATCGTTGGCAGTGTGAACGGTAATGCAGCAACAGCAACTAAGTTGGCTGCAACTAAAAATATTAACGGTGTAGCATTTGACGGCAGCGCCAATATCACAATTTTTGATTCAACCAAATTACCATTAACCGGCGGAGTACTGACGGGGGATCTTACATTGCGTGGTGATCCTATTGATAATAGTCATGCAGCAACTAAAAAATATGTAGATGACAGAGTTGGCTCAATAACTCTCGTCCCGCAAGGTCTAATAACTCTATGGCATGGAATATTAGGTAACATTCCAGCTGGTTGGGCAATATGTGATGGTACCCGTGGAACACCAGATTTACGCGATAGATTTATTATTGGAGCCGGCAATTTATATCCAGTTGGAAATACTGGCGGAACTAAAGATGCAGTTGTAGTAGATCATACACATACTGCAAGCTTTACTGGAACTCCACTACCAAATCATACACACGGTATTACCGATGCTGGACATGCCCATGCACAAGCTGGATATAATTTAAATAATGATCCTGCAGGCGCTCTTCCTTTTTATAATTGGGCGAATACTCATAAAGCAACCAATGTCACACAAACCGGTTCTGCTACAACCGGAATTACCGTAAATCCAATTACAGCAGGAACTCCGTCTGGATCAGTTACAGTTAACAATCCAGTTGGCGGAGTATCCGGAACCGATAAAAATTTACCTCCATATTATGCGCTTGCGTACATTATGAAGCTTTAAATCTTATAAATATAGAAGAACAAGGAACGAGCAAGATGCCATATACAATCAATCATTACGTTGGAAGTCAAATAGTTGTAGTTGCCGACGGTACAGTCGATCAATCAACATCGTTAAAGTTAGTTGGTAAAAACTACGCAGGTTACGGTGAAATTCAAAACGAAAACTTCGTATATCTCTTAGAAAATTTTGCTAGTCCTAGTCCAGGACCGTCGAATCCTATGCCAGGCCAATTATGGTTTGATACGGCAAACAATAAATTAAATTTTTATGATGTTAATAAACGCTGGAGAACTACAGGAGGATCTGCAACTAGTACCACGGCACCTACAGGACTAGTAACTGGAGATTTTTGGTTCGATACCTCTAACAATCAGTTGTATGTTTGGAATTCATCACCTTCGCCTGGAAAATTCATTCTAGTAGGACCAGAAGGAGTTCCTGGATCAGGAGTCACTCAGATGATTTCCGCCAGTGTTGTAGATACTAGTTCAACTTCTCATACTGTTATTAAAGCAGTCGTAAACGATCAAGTGGTGTTTATTGTTAATCAAGATTCTGCATTTACACTTAAGAGTGATGTTAACACTATAACAGGATTTTCGACTATACAGCAGGGTATTACTTTAGCTTATACAGATAATAATGCAGAGCCTGGCCAAACTACAAATAACTATCGATTCTGGGGAACAGCAAGTAATTCAGACTTATTAGGTGGATATAGTCCAACGGATTACGTATTATCAGCTCAGCCTACGTTTAATGCTCAAGTACATTTTACTAATGATGGATTTACAGTTGGAAATCCTGAACGTTTAACTGTTAATATTATAGGTGGAACACCTACTATTACAAATAGTCTAACAGATACTATTAATTTTAACACTTATACCACTCAACAAGTAACTCCATTAAAATTAGTAGGTACAACTATTCAACCAGGCGGTAATGCAAATGATATTGGTACAATTTCTAATCCCTGGAGAACTGTATATGCTACCGCTTTTAGTGGTGGTCCTGCAACTCAAGCAGATACTTTAAAAGTAGGAAGCAATTATGTTGCATCTTCTACTAGTGCTAATGCTAACACAATCGTTGCTAGAACTAACGGCACTCAAGTAATAAATGGTGTGTCATGTACGCCAGGATCTGTTGCAGCAACATACTTTATTGGCACAGCAACTGCCGCATTGTATGCTGACTTAGCAGAAAAGTATCTTGCAGATGCAGAATATCCGGTTGGTACAGTGATTGCAGTAGGCGGCGATGCAGAAGTTACTGCTGCAAATTTTGGAGATAATCCAATTGGCGTAGTAAGCGCAAGTCCTGCTTATTTGATGAACAGCGAATTAGAGGGTGGAACAGCCATTGCACTAAAGGGTCGAGTACCTGTTTTAATGACAGGACCAATTAATAAAGGCGAACAAGTTATTGCACACGATAACGGTATTGCTAGTTCGATATCAGAAGGGCCAAATGAAGCAGTATTTGCTATATCATTAGAATCTAACTATGAAACTGGAACCAGACTAGTGGAATGTGTGGTACTTTAATTTATAAATAGTTCAGATGATCGGATAGAATATGACACAGTACAGCGCAATACAAAGAACAGAGTACAACACAATTCAAGCACAAGTAGCTAAAGTGTTAGGATCAACATCTTCGCAAGTTACTTTTGGTGCAACAGATGACGATTATGGATATGGACAGACAGTTAGTAGTTCTCAAGTTCCGGCCAACACACTTATTACAGCAAAACAGTGGAATGATCTAACTAACGATGTACTGAGATGTTTGTGGCATCAGACTGCTATAGATAAGAGCGGAGTTTTTGTTAGTTCAGGTAGTGTCAATGGCGACCCTGTTACAAGCGGATATCCATATTATCAAACTGTAAATACCACTGCTACTGCTACAGCAGTTACTACAAACTATATTACAGTTGGAACGACAGTAAACATGCGTCAAGGGATGACAATTGTTTTTACAGGTACGAATTTTGGAAATTTAGTTTCTGGTTTTACTTACTATATTTTAACTGTTGTAAATAGCACACAAATCACAATTACAAATGCACCGTTATCGAATTCTTCTACAGCACTTGTACTAATAACAGCAACAGGATCCATGACTGTAGTAGCAGGCGGAACGCTGGGACAGTTTATTCTTGATGTAGACAGATCTAATTTATACGCATATACAATTAGCGGCAATGCTGCAAATATTAGTACAAACAGATTAGTTAAACCTAGTTCTGGTGTTGGAGTAACTTATCCTCAAGCATCGCTATATCAGTATGCAGTTAATAACCAATTACCTGCTGTACATATTGCACCTTTTACTGGGCAAATTGCACATACAATAACTGTTGCATTTGGTAGTCATGCCGCTGCTAGATATTTCTTTAACGCAGGCGGACGTATTATATTCAATGCATCTTGTTCAGGTTATACAATAGCAAATCCAGGTTATGCATTAGATGCCACTTGGACATCTATGTTTAATGCTATGGATACTTATTACTTTGCTGCTAGAACAACGGGAATTACAGGAACTGCTACGCCCGCAGGCGGAGGCGGTCCTGGTACAACATATTCTGCAGATAATTATGGATTTTATGGTTTAAGTACGAGTCCTGCAACCGTTTTTAGTTTATATGCACCTAGTAGTAGTGTATATCATGCTATTAATTATGATATTGATGCGTATTATGATCGTAATGGTAATTTATATTTTACTGTTCGATTCAATGATGCGTATACTGCAACCCCTCCCTGGGGTATTACAGAATCTACAGACGGAGTAATCACTAGTTTTATTAGTGCATATTATCCTAACGGACTAGATGCAAACGGAAATACTACTGTAACGCTACCATATCCATCGGCAAGTTCTACCCAACTAGCTTAATCACTTTAAGTCTTCCTTTAAAAAACAACAGATAACTAAAGTAACGTAACACATTACTGAGGTTATCCATGGATGAACGTATTGAAAAAGCATTTGCAGTAGCCAATTATATGGCTACTTTATCAAATCAGAGAAGATTAATAGCAGAAGAGTTTAATCAACAACTAATTTATTATATTAATGGTGGAACTTTCAAGATCACACCGGAATTAATAAATTTTACGAAAACTATTATCGATTCTGGTTATACAGATCAAGTTCCTTTTCTAGATTCTAATAATTTCCCTGTTGTAATCGATAATGTAACTGACTTTTTTGATAGTATCTTGTCTTCATATATGGAATCGTTAAACGAGTATTCTGTTAAATTTTCAGATATAAAATCAAAAAGAAAAATTAAGGATATTGTAGATCTATGACAAAAGGCTGTGTAATTTTTGCACAAAACAATTCTGAAATAGATTACATTAAACTAGCAGTGTATGCAGCTGATCGTGTAATTAAATTTTTAGAAATCCCTGTTAGTATTGTAACCGATAATAAAAACTGGTTAATTGATAATTATCCTGATCATCGGTTCGATCAGATCATTGAAATAACTAATGAGGCTGCTGATAAAAAGAATTTTTACGATGGATCATTGAATTATAAAACAGTTGATTGGAAAAACGCAACTAGATCTAGAGTATTCGAACTCACACCTTATGATAAGACTCTAGTTATAGATAGTGATTATATAATTAGTTCTAAAAATTTAAAAATTGCATTTGAAAATGATTATGATTTTCAAATTTTTAGAAATAGTTTTGATATAGTAGGTTGGCGAAAGTTAAATGAATTTAACAGAATTAATCAATACTCTGTACCCTTTTATTGGGCAACTGTATTTGTTTTTGAAAAAAATATTGTAACAGAATCCTTTTTTGACTTAGTTACTTACATAAAGCACAATTGGAAATATTTTAGAGTCTTATATAATGTAGATACTGCTACTTATAGAAATGATATTTCTTTTAGTATTGCTATCAACATAATGAATGGTAAAACAAACGGCGAATTCGCAATAGATCTTCCAGGAAAGAAGTTTTATACTATTGATAGAGATGTGTTAATTAGCATTGATAATACTCAATTAAAGTTTTTAATTGAAAAAGAGCGATCAAGGGGCGAATATTTACTAGCTAGTATTGCTGATGTCGATGTGCATGTTATGAATAAATTCAGTTTATCAAGAGTAATCGACGGAGAAAAGATTGTCTAAAGGATTTTTAGTAATCGCTCAAAATAATGCAGATACTGACTATGTAAAGCAGGCCTATGCATTAGCATTAAGCATACGATATAGTCAAATCAATATTAAATCTGTATCTGTAATTACTAATGATATAGTACCTGACAAATATAAAACAGTCTTTGATAACATAATTCCAATTCCATTTAATGATGATGCATTAAATGCAGGGTGGAAAGTAGAAAATCGTTGGAAGTTGTTTCATGCTTCACCGTACGATGAAACAATTGTGTTAGACACTGACATGTTAGTATTGGAAGATCTTTCTGCTTGGTGGAATTATTGTCAAAGTTATGATTTGCGATTCTGTTCAAGAGTTATTAACTATAAAAAAGAAGTTATCGATAAAGACATTTATCATAGACAAACATTTATACAAAATCAACTGTCAAATCCTTATTTTGCACTACATTATTTTAAGAAATCTGATTTAGCCTATGAATTTTATAAAGTCTTAGAATTTGTCTGTAATAATTGGGAATGGTGCTGGACTACCTTTGCACCAGAATACTATCAAAAATGGTTAAGTATGGACTTAGCCGCCGCAGTTGCAATTGAAATAATGGGATGCCATGATCAAGTATTTGATCAAGCAGGGCCTCTTGAATTTATACACATGAAAGCTGCACTTCAAAATTGGTTTCCTCGACAGATTAGTTGGCAAGATACGGTGCCATTTGTTCTAAACACTAAAGGGGATCTAATAGTAGGTAATATGAAACAAAGCAAATTATTTCATTATGTTGAAAAAGATTTTTTAACAGATAATGTTTTACAAAGATTAGAATGGTTGAGTCATGGGACGACGTAAAAAGCCAGTTAAATTTAAAATTCAATTTTATATCTATTATGATAAAAAGACGGGCGATGTTTATCATGTAACTCATACTCGACCCGGCGATGAAGAATCTGCATTAGAAATTTCACTTGACGATGCAAATCGATTTTTAAGCGGTGAATATAGATTCTCTGACTATAGTGTAGGATATAATCGCACAGCTGACAATAAAATAGTTTTAGGATTGATTAAAAAGTTAGATCAGGGATATTTGCTTCGAAATAATTTGCATGAATGGATTATAGAAAATGATATTTTAAATCCTGATTGTTTAGTAGAATGGAATTATACGGATAAGTCTTGGTATTTTAGCCTTTCTGAAGATTGTAAATTAGAATTAGCTAATGTACTAATAGTTTCTAAATTAGTATTTTTTGTAACGTTAGAAACAGATTTTGACTTTTTAGTTAGAACAATTGTTGTGGACACAAATGAAGCAATGACAAAACAGTTTGTTCAAGTGCCGTTTGAAACAAATTTAGAGATAAAAATTGATAAAATATCAATTTCCTCCTCCATTGTTTTTAAATCATATAAGTTGAAAGTTATAAATGAGTAAAATTAAAGTTATTGAACAGGATATCATCTTTCTTAGTTATGATGAACCGAATGCAGAAAAACACTATGCCGATTTGCTTACTAAAGCACCGTGGGCTAAACGTGTTCATGGAATCGAAGGTAGTGATGCTGCACATAAAGCCTGTGCAGCATTAAGTGATACTGAATATTTTGTTACTGTTGATGCAGATAACATCATCGATCCAAGTTTTTTAGAAGTTGAGATTGATTTAGAAAAGTTAGGATTAACGGGCGATCATGTTTTCAGCTGGTGCGGTCGTGTTTTTGTAAATGAACTTATGTACGGCAATGGCGGACTCAAGATGTGGACACGAGAGTTTGTTAATAATATGCGCACACATGAAAATTCAGATCCTAATGATACTAAAGGTCGTGTTGAATTTTGTTTTGATGATAGATATTATCAGTTTAATGAGAACTATTCCACCAGCTATACTAATGCAACCGCCTTTCAAGCATGGAGAGCAGGCTTTAGAGAAGGTGTAAAAATGAGTTTAGACCAAGGATCTAAGGTACCTGATATTAAAAAGATATGGTGGCAAAATTATCAACGGTTGCTTGTTTGGTGTAGCGTGGGCAGAGATGTTCAAAATGGATTGTGGTCAATTTATGGAGCCAGGGAAGGTGCTTATTTGACTAATTGTACCGAATGGGATTATTCAAATGTTCGTGACTTTAAATGGCTTACGGATCAATGGAATATTAAGTATAGTCATCTTGAATTTGGAGAATTAGTAGATGAAGTTTCTCGTCTTGGATACAAGCTTAGAAATGAATGTGGATTAGAAGTTGCTGAACTCAATGAGGATTCAAATAAATTTTTTAGAAAAGTATACCATAACACTCCGAGGATAGTTCGTCGTGTATGATATAGTTTTTATTAGCTACAATGAATCAAATGCAGATGAAAATTTTAAAACTCTACAAAAGCGATTTCCTTTAGTAAAACGTGTACATGGTATAAAAGGAATCCATCAAGCACATATTGCAGCAGCACGTAAAAGTTTTACCAAGATGTTTTGGGTAGTTGACGGTGATGCACAAGTTCTTAACACATTTAATTTTGATTATATTGTTCCAGAATATGAATTAGACCATGTATTTGTTTGGCGAAGTCGTAATCCAGTTAATGATTTGGAGTATGGCTACGGTGGAGTAAAATTGTTGCCAAAAAAACTAGTAGTAGGATTAGATACTAGCACTATAGATATGGCTACATCAATTAGTAAGAATTTTAAAGCAATGTCAGAAGTTAGTAATATTACAGCATTTAATACAGATTCATTTAGTTCCTGGCGTAGTGCGTTTCGAGAATGTTGTAAACTAGCTGTTACTAACAATGAAGAATCTTTATCTAGATTAGAGAGATGGTGTATTTTAAATAATGCTGCAGCTTATGGGTTTCATGCTTACATAGGAGCATTAGCAGGCAGAAATTATGGAGAAAAAAATGCCTCCGATAAAGAGGCACTTTCTTTAATTAATAACTTCGAATGGTTACATAGTCAATTTACGATTCAATCAGAGATGCTGTCAACGGAAAAATCTTAGTAATAGCTTCAGCACACGCCTTTGCAACTTCTTGATGTTCCTTTTGTGTTCCGTTAGCACTACGTAACTCAATAAAATGTATCCAGCTACGTAAGGTCCCATTCATGTATAATTTACTTTCAATAAAACCTTCTGGTAACACAGCTCTAGCTTGTTCCTTAGCAATACCTGCAGCAATTGCATCATCGTATGCCCTACGTGCAGTCTCAATAACTCGATTTTGAATTTGCTCCCACTGATAAGCAATAAATCTATGTTGATCATTAGCAGGATCTAATTCTATGCTATTTTGCCTGTTCTTTTCATCTTGTAATCGAGCTTCGCGTGTTACAAAATTTAAGTCTTTAGTTGGATCTGCATAGCGTTGACTAAATTCTTGAAAACTAAAACTTCGATGACGTAAAATCTGTCTAGCAATATCTCTAGTAGTGGTAATTTCTATACAAGCTGATACCATTTCTAAAGGGCTCCAGTGTGCATGTTTAATCAAATATCTGATTAATTTTTCCGAAGTCTCTGTATTGAATTGATTCGATGGATTACTTACTCTTGCGCAGAATGCAATTAATTCCTGCGCATCATAAATTCCTTGATTCTGATATTCAGTAGTAGGTGCAGAATAAGATACTAAATTTACTTTCATAATTTACGTTTTTTTAAGAATTTACTTGTGCCATCTTCTACATGTTTCTTTAAAAGAACCATGTCTAATTTAAAATCAATATTATCAATTTTAGGTTCGTATGTACTGCACAGGTCAGACAAGGATTTTTCAAAGGCAACCCAACCTTCTTTCTTGGTCTGTGCAGATATTTTTATTTCCCAAGTTTTGCCATCTTTAAAGTTCACTAAAACAGAATGTAGATACCTAATAGGCATCACATTCAGCTGAATATCGCTGAATATTTCTGGCCAATGTGCAATGACTTCCTTGGGAAGGATTCTTCCCGATTTAGCCACTATAAAGACTATGCTTTCTTTTTAATAGGAACTAAGTCTTCAGCCATACGTCGATATTGTGCTGCTTGTTTTGCTAACTTATCTGCCTGACTGCGATAAAATTTAGCAGCAACATCGGGACTAGCATTAGGTCCTGGTTCCACTATTTCAGATTCGTCTGAATTTATACTTGCTGATGTTGTCCTGGTAACATCGTTTTGCACTAGCTTGTTAGCAGCTTCTGCAACACTTGGTTCACCGAGATCGCGTGTTCTTGGTACATCTTTTACAGCAGGTTTAATAGACAAATCATCAATAGCTATACCTCGTTGTTCTGCAATAATCTGATTTAATTCAGATAGTAGAACAGCCGCACCTGGTGCAGGAATCATCTCTACATCACTAGTTGAAATTTTAATAAACTTACCTAATCGATGCAACGCATGCAGCATATTATAACCATCTGGTGTTTGCACACGATCCATTGCTTCTGCAAATTCGTATGCTTCCTGTCCAGCAGCACTTTCAACTGCTCCGATTAGTGCAGTGTGGTAGCTGTCAGTTAACCCTTCTGTTGGGATAACCAAAGCTGAGTATGCATCACCAGGCAGTGTTCTATAAGCAACAACCACACGCTTTCCAGTAGATTTAATACGACCTACGTGTTTTAAGTTAGCCATGGAATTTTCCTTATTATTGGGCTGGTGTTTGTGCAGCGGCAGATTGTTTTGCTACTGAATCTAAGAATGATTCTAATTTGGTATAAGTTTGTCCAACAGCCATCATTTCGTTTGGTTTAAAGGCACCTCTTGAACTGGCGATATCGATGATAGTTTTCATCGCATTCAAATCATTAATAGTTAGCTCATTTGAAGCAGGTTGTGCAGGTGCAGCAGGTTGCTCATTTGTTGGATTTTCTGTTTGTACAGAGTCGGTCATGTTTGTTCTCCTTGTAATTAGTAGTTAATCGCTGTAGGCAATCGACATATTAATTATCTTATATTGATATAAGGACAGGCAATTGTGAAGAAACTAAGTTCTTTTTCGGATTCAAAACCGACTTTTGTTGTGTATACAATGACGTTATTATTATCTAATGATAAGTGTCGTCCAATGTAGTATCTGTTGTTTAAGTTTTCATAGATCCAGTTATTCAACTGGTCCATATATAAAGGGGAAGATCTTTCCAATATAATGTATTTGAAATGCGGAGCGCCAAATGAGACTCTCCGCAAATCAAAATAATTAAGTGGATTTGGCTTTCCGTGTTTAAGTGCCATTATGCAAATTCTTCGTGTTTTGAATAGTATGCATATTCACCAAAGGGCGGAACAATTTTATCGTTGCCATGAATAATAAACAAGGTATCGCAGTATAGTTCGTCACCCCAGCTACCCCAGGGATAACCGTCTGTAAACATGATAAATTTCTTAGGAGTAATATTGTGCTCTTTCATGTAATCCCAGTTTACATCAAACTCAGTACCGCCACCGCCCATTGCTTCGTAATTATCGAATTCATCTGCATTGTAGCTGTTAAAATCTGCAACATTGTAAACTTGTGTATCAAAGCACCATAGTTTTAAATTAAAATCTCTATATTCTTGCATGATACCTTTGATTTCGCTAATAAAATCTCTAGCTTGTTCGTCGCCAATAGATCCAGACATGTCTAGTCCAACGCAGATATCGATTGTTTCTTGAAACTGTTGTCCTGGTAATACGGCATTCATATGCCAACCTTTACGATTAGGACGCATGAAGGTATAATCATTTTTAATAGTACTTTGAATTTGTTGACGAATCAATTGACGCCAATTCATCTTCGGTTCAGTCATGTCTTTGATCATACGTGCTACGCTAGCAGGAACATTGCCTGCACCTGCAGCCTGTGCTGCCTGCATTGTGGCATCACGTATTTCGTCGCGTATTTGTTTAAGTTCTTCTTTAGTGTATGAAGGACGTTTTTGATCGCCGTTTTCACCCCAATCGATATGTTCGTCGATTAATTGTCCAAGCGCATCAAGTTGTTGGTTTTCCATATCCTCGAATATATCGTCGTATACTTGCTCTGCACCCCAGCCATAATACTTAGGATTATGAAACATCTTAATTTCTGGAATAGTATCGCCGATCTTATCTCGAACTAATTGACCGTTGACGCAATAATCTGCAGCAACGTTAAAGATTTTTGGATCACGACCTTCTCTACGACTCATATGATCAAAAATATTGTGCATAATTTCATGCGCAATAACAAACTCAATTTGCTTAGTTGTAAGTTTTTCAAAAAATGGACGACTAAAATAAATTGCTCGACCGTCTGTTGCAGCGGTACTAAGCCAGTCGCTGCCTTCTACGATTTTTAAACGAGTAGCCATGTTACCAAAGAACGGATGACGTAGTAATAGTCCTACGCGAGCTACGATAATTTTATCAATAATTGGATCTGCATGAGCCATAATTTTTCCTAAGTAACAATATGTATATAGTATAACACCGCCCGGGGGCGGTGTCAATTTGCTTATAATCTAAATTACTTCTCAGTTGCCTGTGCAATATACTTGCCAAATTTAGCATGGAAGTCATCGAAGCATTTGATCTCATCTGGATCTAATGGCAGCTTGTAAGTGCTTAGAGCAAGTTTTGTGCCCATAATAACAAGTTCGGTTTCGAAGTTATCCATAATAAACTGGAAGAAATTATTTACTTGGTCGTTCCAGTTTTTAGCACCTTTGTCGCAGGCTTCTTTAAGTTCGTAGCACAGAGATACAGTTAATGAATACATTGCTGAAATTTCTTTATTGTCCATCTTCTTAACTTTGCCGTTAAGAATATCTGTTGGATCGGGCATTTTACTAGCATGTTTACGATGTGCCATAAACTTAATAGCAAGACCTTCGCCGATAGAACCTGATGTAAGATCAGTTAATGTACTCTCGTCGGTGTCGTCATCAATAAGAAGTTCACTTACAAAACTCCAAGTACGCGGTGTTGCAAACGCACGGCTGTTAGATTTAGGATCAAAATCATAAAGATCTTTTTTGCTAAAAGTAAGATAGCCAACAACGTCTTTATGGATTTTGTTAAGTACCGCCCACTCTTGCCAATCTTCCCAATCAACCTGCATTTCTAAATGCAAGAAACGATTTGCTAATGGTGCTGGCATACGATAGCTTACACCTTTGTCAGTTTCACGATTGCCTGCAGCAACCATTACAACATTGTCAGGTAACTCATATGTGCCAACACGACGATTAAGTACTAATTGATATGCAGCAGCTTGTACACTAGGTGCTGCAGCATTCATTTCGTCCATGAACAAAATAATCTGTTTATGTTTTTTTGCTTCCTCTTTACTAGGAAGTTCGCTAGGAGGAGCCCAACGCATAGTGCCGTCGTTGCTATCAAAATATGGAATACCTTTAATATCAGTAGGTTCCCACAAACTTAAACGAACATCGATAACATGGGCTTCTAGTTCTTCGCCTAGTTGCTTGATGATATCGGATTTACCAATACCTGGAGGACCCCATAAGAAAACTGGACGCTTGCTTTTAAATGATTTGCGCAAAGATTTTTTTGCACTCTTAGGGCCGACTAGGCGACTATAAACTTCACTCATTTTTTTTCCTTGAAAACGTTAATAAAGTGTAGTTAAAATATTTTTTAACAGTCCTTATTATATGATAAAACGAAAGAACTGTCAAACAGTTTTTTAATTACTTTGTTCTTTTTCGCGCTCGTTAATAGCTTTGACAAGACCGTATTTTCTAATGTCGTCCGAAAACAACATTAATTCAAAACTTTTCTTTTCTGAAAATACAGTTATACTATGATTAGTAAGATAATAAGGGCAATCAATATATCTTTCTAAGAATATAATAGTTTGAGGACTTAATTCAATCGGTTCGGTAAAAGGTATTTCATAAGACTGTAGTTCTAACGTATCTGATAAAAATTCAAGACCTTCGTCGGAAAGTCTAAATGCTGTTGGTTTATTAACACGATTAGATTGCCACCATTTTCTCCCATACATACTAACATTTGCTTCATCTGTGCTTTTACCCCATTGACAAAGAAATATTTTTGTATAGGCAGTCCGTGATATCATTTTACAACAGTACCGGATGTTAATTTAATAACTTGGAAGTCATCTGTATTAAATGTTTGATTTAACTTTTTTGCAAGATTACGAGCATGACCTGGATTACTAAAACTTACTTTTTTATATTTTGGTCCAGGGTAGCTAGTAATACTGTTAAATGATTTTAAGTTAAAAGGAGCACCCTTGTAAAAGACAGCCCAAATCGCTTCGGCTTCTAATACTTGTTCTGCTTTATATGTTTTTTTATTAGTGTATTCTAACAACACTTTGGGTTTTGGCCGGGACATATACGTCTCCAATAAGTACGTATATATTTATCCTCTATTTACTAGGCCCGAACCCACCTCCATCTAAGTTAACAGTTATAACTTCTTCTGTTTGACTGTTTTTTAATACAGTATAAATTTCTTCCCAGTTTCTATTACAATTATCTAACACATCTGTTAGTGCTAATACAAGTAATCTAGCCTGCTGGATTCCTATCTTAATTTCTTTAGCTTGACTTAATTCAGCACTTTTTACCTGTTGTATAAACTGTTGTATAGGACTTGTGTTAATCGATGTTGTCATTAGATATTTCCGTTTTTTTCATTTCTGATTTATCTTTGAAAGGTCCTTTATACGGATTTCTTTCTAAGGTTATTAGTTTTGGACAAAATCCTTTAACCCAACCTTTGTTAAATTTAATTGCATAATATCCTGCACAATATAAGCTCTTTGATTGTTTACTTTTTGTAAACAATGGAAGTTTACGTTTTACATCATATATAGGATTATATGGAATACTTGATGTTGGATATCCGTAGCATTCGTTAGGTTCTGTTGTAGTAACCTTAATCTTATCATTTGTTAAGAAGAAATCACTTCCGAATTGTTTTGTTAATTGATCTTTACGATCAAAAATTATTTCTCCATTGCTGTTACTTAATAAAAATTTATTATTTTCTTTTTTATGTAATGTTGCTACTTTTGTACCATCTTTTTCAACAATCCAAAATTTTCCTTCGATAATAGGTTTTGCATGTATCTCTGTCATACTGTATTCCTTTTAGTTGTTTGGATCGTGCGCAATTCCACGCCAATGTTTTATTTTTATTTCATCTGTTTCCGGCCCATCATCTCCCCAAACCGGAATCCATCTTGATCCTGTCCACCGCGCCGTTGTAGGGTAGGTATTTGGCCATTCGTTCTTTTTACCTGTATCTACATCATAGATACCTTCGTACACTGGATTGACTTTCTTTGGAAACCAGTTGGTCATTTCGTAAGTGCAATCATCTGAGTTGCGATATCGTTCCCACTTACCATCTTTTAACGATCCTGCAACATAGAAACCAAAGTCTGAACTCTTGCCAGTAGTATCACCGCCCCAGTTATCTATATCTACTCCATCATAACTTGCTCTATTAATAATTTCGCTACCATCGATGTCTTCAATATGCAAGGTTAATTTTGTAATGTCAAACGGTGCTGTAAGTTCAATCTCGCCTTCGAAGAATGTACCTTTCTCATTGCTATTTCCGATAAACACTACAGTTCCTGCAGGTTGATCGTCGATAAAAGCTTCGTCACTGTATTCTAATTCAGGACTGTCGTCGAAGCCGTTGCAATCGTCGAGACTTTTCTGAAGTACTTCGTCTCCGTTTTCATCTTCGATTTGCAAAGTTCCACTATTACGCTCGACACCATTAGTGTGTGCTATGTTGTCGCACTCATACCAAGCACCTGGAGGAAATGGCCACATATCTTCGGGAATGTCATGTTCTTCGGCATATTCACTAAGCCAGGCAAAGTCACTAAGATCTAGTCTACGCTGTTTAAAGTAATCGTAAATTTTACGATCTACTGTGCCCATTGCAGTTTCTCCACCGTAACCCCATAATGAAATTTTATAAGTTCGAGGAGTGAATTTAAGTATTTCGATTAGTTTATCTTTTTCTTCTTTAGTTGCCATTATTTTATTTCCTTTCCTGGATACTTAGCTTGAAACGGCTCAGCATAATGTTGTATATTTTCTGCAATCTTTTTCATATCCCATGCATTACAGAATTTAAGCATACGAATTCCCACTTGCGATACATCTTTAGGAACCGAATGCGTATTAACGGTTTCGTTAATAATGCTACGTATTTCATCAGGTTGATATGATAAGTCAATTAGTCGACGATTGCGTTCGTAATCGTCCATTACTCGATGTTCGACACCGTTGTGATCTACCCAACGCTGTAGCATAAGATTATTCCAATTGTATCCTTTTGATGTACGATCCTCAAATGCTTCAGTTAGCCCTACTTTATTTTTAGAACCTTTAGTTCTTACACCAGGATATGCGCTGAATACATTATCAGTAGTATCTCCTCGCATACATTTTTCAAACAATAACCATTGAGGATTTGGAGGATCTTTTTCTTTATCTGTTTTTTTATCTTTAACAGGCTTGCCTTTAACATCGAAGTATCCTTCGTGTGTTGTTAAGACTTCGCTAATGCCGTTATATTGTTTTACATTAGGTGCAATTAGTTGAGCAAAATCGCTATCTGAACTAATAATTACATGATCATCATTGGGATGATTTTGTATAAATCCTGCAATTAAGTCATCTGCTTCAAGTTGCGGATTTTGCATTACTGTACAATTTGTTTTTTCGCTAATAAAGTTTTTAAATTCGTCAAATGCTTCCCAGAACAATTTATCTTCTTCTTGTTCTTTAGAAGTCATTGCATCTCGTGTTTCTTGCCTGTTTCGCTTATACGGCTCGTAGAAGCTCTTACGCCAGCTGCGTCCTTCTAAACAGAAAACAACATGATCTCCTTGGAAATCCTGCCATGCTTTTTTAATACTATTAAATGTAATGTGAAAGGCCATGCCGAGTTTAATATCAGCATCGCCTTGGATAGCGTGTCTAGCACGAAAGAATGTATTGGCTGTATCAACCAAAATATAAGTCATAAGTAGTATTCCATGTCAGCTGCGAAAATAAAACGATATTCACTAGAATCAGTAATACCAGGTCTATGCCATAGTTTACCTGGATATACGTTCCAAGTCAATTGATTTGGTTTAAGAAAGAAAATATCATTTTTAACAGGCCAATCTAGGCAAAACTCTGTACCAGTTAAATCTGGATTGGATACATCTGTTGGTATGTGTACATACCAAATTCCGCTTATAGTGGAAGTAGTTCCGCTATTGTCGCTAACATGATGATTGTGCCAAAGATTGTCTCGATCCTCGGGATGATCTGCACTGGTCATAAAAACCCAGCTCATTATATTTTTAATTCGAACTTCTCTATCTAAGAACATAAAACAGCTATAGATAAAACTTTGACGCATTTTTAACCATATTGGTTCTGGTCTAGCAAACAAGTTTTCTTTAGTTTGAAATTTGGGACTGTTTTGAAAGTAGTTACCAGAATCGATTATTGATCGAGAGATAGCTTTTATTTGTTCGTTATCATTGTTGTTTATTAGAGAACTAAAGTTATATTGATCAATATAGTCACTTGAGTCTACAATTTTATGCATTAAGAAATCTCGGATTGATTTTTATTAATTCTGTTTACATTAATATATCCGGAAGCTCTGCTAACATCTTGATTTTCTTCTGCCAACAAATTTCTAGCTAAGTCTCTAAACCATCGATCTATTATTTCTTCTTCGGGGTCTGCTTCGAAACCATAACCGGCTTTAATTAATTCTGCAACAAATAGTTCGTTCCAGTCTAATTCAAAGAACCCATTACGAACATTATCTGGATTAACTTTAGTATCTAGTACTGCTACCCAAGGTTCTCCTCGTAGAGTGGCACGTTCCTTTGGAGTCATTCGAGCAATTTCTTCTGCTTTCTTTGCTTCCTCAGTTGCGCTAATTGCCGCAGCTAACTGTTCCTGTGCTACAAGTTTTTCTGCTTCTAATTTGTCTATACCTAAAACTTTTTTAATAAATTTTTTCATCAAGTACCCCATTCATTTTTAAACAATGGTACTTGTAGTCTATCGCTGTATCGTAATCCATGTTTCATTGCTAATAGTGCTACATTCTTAGCATTCATAGCATAGATATTTTCTACGCCACCTACCGGCATAAAATACACATGCCCTTCAAATCCTTCTTCTTCGTATAGATTGACAACTTCTAATGCTTCGTTAACATCTTGTTCTGTAGCTACTACAAACTTAAGATATGTATGACCTAACTCTTGATATTCGCAAACAATATCCGGACGAATTGCTTCTTCTCGTTTTTCTCCGCTAACACTTAATTTAGGACTGACACTAAAAGTTAAATTATGATAACCTTTTTTATTTGTCCATTTTTCTAGATATTTTCTAAGTTCTTTATCGATAGTCTGTGTTCCATTTGTTTCAAATGTTACGTCTTTTAATTTTTTCATCTTATCATGACTTAACAAATCCGGATAAGCACGTTGCCAACCTAATAACGGTTCGCCTCCTGTAATGACAAGATGTTCACTATGCCATTTAGTGTGAGGAAGCAGTTCCATAATTCTGTCTACAATAGCATCTATAGTTAATACCGGACTAAGATCCTTAAATGCAGGATGCCAACTAGCGTAGCTATCACACCCTGTCTTAACTAATGGTAGTTCTTCGTACTTAAAAAATGTTTCAATTTCTTTATGTGTACGTGCTACTTCATCTGCTTCGGTACTTAATT